GGCAAATTTTGCCTAGTGGTCAATTTTGACCAGCGGTGGTCATTTTTGACCGGCAAATTTTGCCTAGCTATGGGTCCTTCCCACGGGGGTAGGGCGGGTAAGGGGGAACACCCCGGTTAAACGCTAGCTACAGGCCGTCAAACGCCTCTTTGTTTTTGAGTTCGTGTCTCAATAAATCACAGGTGCATGTAATTGGCCGCTGCTCCCAACGTCGCCGCCGAGCCCCGCAAGGGCGCCGCGAATATTGAGCATATCGCCCTAGAGCGATTGATCCCCTACGCACTGAACGCGCGCCTGCACACAGATGCAGGTGTCGCAGCCATCGCCGGAAGCATCCGCGAGTTTGGCTTCACAAACCCCGTCCTCATTGACGCGCAGGACGGAATCATCGCCGGCCACGGTCGCGTCATGGCCGCGCGCAAGCTCGGTCTCGAGACGGTGCCGTGCATCAGGCTCGGCTACCTGACGCCGGCGCAGAAGCGCGCCTACGTGATTGCGGATAACAAGCTCGCCGAGGTCGGGTCGTCATGGGACGAGGAGCTGTTGCGAGTTGAGTTAAAGGGCTTGGAGGACGACGGCTTTGACGTCTCCCTCACCGGCTTCAATGACGACGAACTGGCGACGCTGCTGCGAGCCGCGCAGGACCTAGAGGCCATCGAGGCGGAGGCCGAGGAGGCAAAGAGTGGCACCGCGATGGATTACCTGGCGGTCGGGAAATACAAGATCCCACTCGACGCCGACGAGCTGCGCGCGCTCACCGATCTTGTCGAGGCCTACGCGGCCGAGAGCGGGACGACCTTTGGGTTCGGCGGCTACCTCGTTCGCAAGGTGGAGGGCGTCAAATGAACCCGGGACTAAATCTCGACTTCGACATCTCCGACATCATCGGCGCCGACTACAACCCGAGGCGAATCGACGAGGCGGCGGTCGAAAAGCTCAAGCACTCGCTGCGCGTCGTCGGTTGCGCGAAGCCGATCATCGTCCGCGGCCGGACCATAGTGGCAGGTCACCAACGGACCCGGGCGCTCCGGGCGATGGGCGTGACCCGCGCGCCCGTCTACGTGCTGCCCACCGACGCCAACCTCTACGACGAGGTGCGGTTCAACCAACTCCACAACGGCACCGACCTCGACACCGGAGACGAGAACGCGCGCGTGGTCGGAGGCCTGGCCGGTCGCAGCGGCTTCGTCCATGTGCAGGCCGATCAACTCAGCGCAAACCAACGGGCGGCCGGCGCAAACATCCGCCACGAGATCATGCGGCTCGTCACCATCTACGGGCCGTGGGGCGCTTGCGTGGCCAACGAGGCGGGCGAGATTTTCCACGCCGCCCAATATGCCCTCGCCTGTAAGACGATGGGCAAGCCGTGCCTCGTCTACGTGGTGCCCGCCGAGTTTGAGGCGGAGGCCCGCGGTCTGCTTGGCGCGCGCTACGGGGTGTTCAGCTACGAAAACCTCCCGCGCGAGACCTATATCCAGACGTTCGCGCAGATGTTCCGCCTGCGGGAGGGCGCCGAGCGCGGCAACGAGTCGCCGACATATCGCGAGCACGTCATCCCGTGGCTGGCGAGAAACCCCGAGGCGCGCGTGCTCGACTTCGGGTGCGGGCAGGGCGACTACGTGCGCAAGCTCGCCGGGCAGGGCTACCGGATCCAAGGCCTTGAGTTCTTCCGCCGGGCGGCCGGCCGCGACGCCATCGACGTCGGCGCGGTCAACGCGATGGTCGATCAGTTTGTCGGGGCGCTCCGCCAGGCGGGTCGGTTCGACGCCGTGGTGTGCGACTACGTGCTCAACTCGGTCGACACTCAACAGGCGGAGGACGACGTGCTCGCCTGCATCTCCGCGTTTTGCAAGCCGGGCGGCACGCTGTTTTTCTCCGGCCGGTCAAAGGAACGAATCGAGTGGCAAGACACAATGCGCAGCAACGTAAAGACGAAGCAGATTGGGCAGCGCTACGTCGAGTTCATCGACGAGCACGGCCTCAGCGCGCTCTATCGCAAGGGCCGGTGGTTCTACCAGAAGTTCCACAGTCGTGAAGACATCGAGCGACTCGCTGCGCGCTACGGCTTCGTCATCACAAAGCACACCGAGAGCGCGGTGGCGTTTCAACTCACCGCGACAAATTCGCGCACTCCGACGCAAGAAGTAGTTGCGTCCGCGCTTGAACGCGAGTTCAACATGCTCCTAAATAGCTCGGGCCGGCGCCTCGGTCGGCACGAGGATGCCAAGGCCGCCCTCCTATGCTTACTCTGACCGTCACCTCCTCCCGCGCAACCCTGACCGGTTGGCGCTACCTCTGGGCGAAGCACGTCATCGGCTTCGACTCGGGCCAACACTGCGCGAAGTGCCTGCGCGGCTCGTATCTCCAAGGCATCGGCACCGACATGCCGGTCAACACGCCGGTCCAGATTTGCAACCCCGGCGAGGGCGCGACGCTCTACCTCTGCGGCGTCTCCGTTCCCTACCAATGGCGCAACAACCTGCACCTCCCGGTGCGCGTGAAGGCCGGGGCGTTCGCCGAGGTCAAGGCGTGGACCGGTGACGTGTATAGGATCGACGGCGCCGAGGCGCTGCCGATTGACGGTCTCGTGGCGCGCCGCGCGTTTCCCTCGCGCTCGGCGGCGTTCCTGAGCTGCCGCAACTTCCAGTTCGGGGCGCAGTATTTCTAAGCCGTGCCCAACGAGACACCCAACCCGACGGTGCCGGTCGGCACCTTGGCGAAGCTCTTCAACCTCACCGACATTCGCGTGCAGCAGCTCGCGAAGATGGGCGTGTGCGTGAAGGCCGAGCGCGGGCGCTACGACCTGTGGGCGTCCGTTAAGGGCTACATCAAATACCTGCAGGAGCGCGCGGTCGGTCGCGGTCCGGAAGGCGGAGGCGGGGAGGGTGACGACTACCAGAAACACCGCGCCCGCCTCTACAAGGCCCGCGCCGACAAGGAAGAGATCCAGGCCTCGCTTCTCGCCGGCAAGGCTCACGACGCGGCGATCATCGAGAAGGTGTGGGGCGACATGCTCGCCAACGCCAAGACGCGAATCATGGCAATCCCCACGAAGGCCGCCGGCCGCGTGCAGTCCGTGCTTCCGCTCCCGCAGGTTGAGGCGCTGTTGCGCGAGCCGTGCATGGAGGCGCTAAACGAACTGGCCGTCTACGACCCGCGCCGGTTGGTCGAGGAGTTTGTGGCTACGCACCGCGACGAGCTCGAGGAAGACGGCGAGGCTGCGCGCCGGCCTGCGGCGGAAGAGGAAGCCGACACCTCGGCGGAGTGACGCCGTGCCTGAATGCAATCGGTCGACGCAGTCGTTGAGTTGTTCCGGCGCATCTCGCGCCGATGGGCGCCGCCGCCGCGGTGGACGGTCTCGCAGTGGGCGGATAACCGCCGCATGCTGCCGAGCGAATCGTCGGCTGAGCCTGGCCGATGGGACACCGCCCGGGCGGAGTATCAGCGCGGCATCATGGACGCGGTGTGCGACCCCGCCATTGAGCGCGTGGTCGTCAAGTCCTCCGCGCAGGTAGGCAAGTCCGAGGTCATCCTCAACACCGTCGGCTACTACATCGACTTCGACCCGTCGCCGATCATGGTCGTCTATCCGACGACGGACCTCGGCGAATCGTTCTCGAAAGACCGCATCGCGCCGATGCTGCGCGACACGCCAACGCTGCGCGAAAAGTGCGGCGACCCGAAGGCGCGCGACACTGGCAGCAGCATCCGGCGCAAGGCCTTTCCGGGCGGACACCTCACCATCGCGGGCGCGAACTCACCGAGCGACCTGGCCGGGCGCCCGATCCGCATCGTCCTGTTCGACGAGGTTGACCGATACCCGGCGAGCGCCGGCAACGAAGGCGACCCCGTTGCGCTCGGCGAGAAGCGCACAACGACGTTCTGGAACGCGAAGAAGATCCTCGTCTCGACCCCGACGACGAAGGGCCTGAGCCGCATCGGCGCCGCCTACGACGAGAGCGACCGCCGCGTTTACGAAATTCGCTGCCCCCATTGCGAGCACCCGCACGTGCTGGCGTGGGGCAACGTCGTCTTCGACAAAGCCGATGTGGAGGGCACGGCGCGCATGAAGTGCCCGAGTTGCGCGCGCACGTTTACGAACGCCGAGAAGAACGTCGCGGTCATGATGGCGCCGAAGCAGGGGGCCGGATGGCGAGCGACCGCGCCATTCACCGGCACCGCGGGCTTCCACATCAACGAGCTCTACTCGCCATGGAAAACCATCGCGCAGGTCGTGAAGGACTTCCTTGCCGCGAAAGATTTCCCGGAGCGGCTCAAGGTGTGGATCAACACCTCGCTCGGTGAGGAGTGGGACGAGGCGGACGGCGCGATGGATGGGAACGCGCTGGCTAAGCGCGCGGAGAAATACGCCGCGCCGGTGCCGGGCCGCGTCCTGACGATGGTGTTCGGCGCAGACACGCAACCCGACCGTATCGAAGCCGAACTCGTCGGCTTCGGCGCAGGCGAGGAGTCGTGGTCGATTGACCACGCTGTTTTTTGGGGCGACCCCGACATTGTGGAGGGCCGGCCCGGCTCACCGTGGGACGCGTTCACCGCCTGGCGGCGCAAGCTCTGGCAGCACGAGACCGCGGGCAAGATGCCTATATGGGGCGGCTGCATCGACTCCGGCGGCCACAACACCGAGGCGGTTTACAACTACTGCCGCGGCCGCCGTGGCGAGCGCGTGTTCGCCGTCAAGGGTGTGTCCGGCGAGGACAAGGCACTCGTGTCGGCCGCGCAGCGCAAGCGGGTGGGCAAGCAACGCCGGCCCGTCGACCTGTTCCTCGTCGCCGTCGATCAGGTAAAGAGCATCGTTTACCGGCGGCTGCGGATCGACGCGCCAGGCGCTCCGGGCTACTGCCACTTTCCGACCGGGCGCCCGCCTGAATGGTTTGAGCAGCTCGTCGCCGAGAAGGCCGTCGTCGAGAAGGACCGGAAGGGCTACAAGAAGCGCGTGTGGAAACTGCCGGAGGGCAAGCGCAACGAGGCGCTCGACTGCCGCGTCTACGCGTTCGCCGCGCTCGTGCTGGCCAAGCCGGACTTCTCGAAGCTCGCGCTCGGGATGAAAAAACGGCGCGAGGCGGTCGCCCAGGTTGAGGCCGAGGAGCAGGGCGACGACGCGCCCGAAGTCGCGCCAGATAAACCGCCGGTCGCGCCAATCGCGCCACCAGTCGCGCCAGAACGTGCGCCGCCGGAGGAAATCCCCGCACAAGACGCACCCGCACCCCCTGCCCATACTCGCCCCCGACCCGTTGCGTCCCGTCCTCGGAGGCGCGGCGGCTACGTCAGCGCATGGTAACTCTTCCCTCTCAAATCGTAGCCGGTGAAACCTTCCGCGCGCAGGCCTGCGTGTCGGCTGAATCCGTCGCGTTCTACCTGCGCGGTCCCGCCGCCATCACGGTCAACGCCGTGCTCGACGGCGCAGAGTGGAAGGCCTTGGCGTCGACCAACTCTTGGCAGGCCGGTGTCTACGCGATTGAGGTGTGGGCCACGAACGCCGTCGTGAACGGCGAGACGATCCCCAGCTACCTCGTCGCGCGCAGCCGCATTGACGTCGAGTTGTCGGCGATGAACGGCGGCGCCGGATTCAACGCCCTCAACACCTACGAGCAGATCGTGCAGGCGATTGAGGCGCACCTCGCGAGCGGCGGGCAAGACCCGACGTGGCGCCGCTACAAGATCAACAACCGCGAGATGGAGCGTTACGGCGCCGCCGAGTTGCTCAAACTCCTCGGTCACTACAAAAGGCTCGCCGCAATCGAGCGCCGGAAGCAGAAAGGCCAGTCGGTTCTCGGCCCGGATATTCGCTTTCGCTTCTGATTTCCCCGCATGTCCCTCTTCGACATCTTCCGCCGCCGCTCCGCGCCCACTCCCGACCGTGCCGAGATCGCGCGTCGCCGCCGTGCTGCCATCGGCCGCGCGACCCGTTCGCTCTTTCAAGCCGCCGACACTACGCGTCTCGAGTCCTCGTGGACGACCACGCCGCACACCGTCGATACCTACGTCGAGCAGCATTGGACGACGCTCGTGGCGCGCTCGCGTGACGCCTCTCACAACAACGACCACGCGAAGAAGTTCCTGCAACTCGTGCAGGACAACGTCGTCGGCTCACGCGGTTTCCGTTTCCACGCCGACGTCAAAGACCCGGTGCCGGTCAACGGGCGTGTTTCCATCGACCTGCCGGCGAGCAACGCCATCGAGGCGGAGTTTCGCCGGTTCAGTCGCAAGGGGAGTTTCGACGTCTCTGGCAAACTCTCGCGCCGCGACTTCGAGCGCCTATGGGCGAAGACCCTCGCCACCGACGGCGAGGCCATTGCGATCAAGGTCTATGGTGCGAAGGCCGGACCCTACGGCTTCGCGCTGCAAATGGTTGACCCGGTGTTTCTCGACCCGCGGCACAACCAGATCGCCGGCACGGCAGGCAACGTAGTTCTGCCCGCCGCCAACTTCATCCGTCACGGCATTGAGTTCACGCCGGAGGGCAAGCCGGTGCGCTACTACTTCCGCGAATACGAGGAAACGCACGTCGGCTACATCACCTATTCGAGCCAGAACTTCCGCGTCGTCGACGCCGCCGACGTCATTCACGATTTCCTGCCGGAGGTGGTGAACCAGAAGCGCGGCCTGCCTTGGATGCGCGCCTCGCTTTGGCGCCTGCGCATGCTCAAGGGCTACGAGGACGCCGCGGTTACGAGCGCCCGCGTCGGCGCCGCGAAGATGGGCTTCTTCAAAGACCCGGAAGGCGAACTCGTAAACGAGGACGAACTGCCTGCGGATGCCGATCCCGGCACGTTCCAGAACATCGGCGGCCTTGACTTCGTTCCGTTTGACCCGGCTTATCCGACCGGCGACTTCGGCCCGTTCATGAAGCGCGCGCTCATGAGCATCGCCTCCGGTCTAGGCCCCGCTTACCACAACCTCGCCTCCGACATGGAGGGTGTGAACTACACGAGCTCGCGCACCGCCGAGCTGGCCGAGCGCGAACTCTGGAAGGGCCTGCAGGAGCACATCATTGATTCGCTCTGCGTGCCCATCTACGAGGCGTGGATCGACTTTTGCCTGTTGGCCGACAAGATCAAGATCGCTGGCAAGCCGCTCAAGATGGAGCGCGCCGAGCGCTACAAGGACGCGGGTATTTTCACGGGCCGCCGGTGGGCATGGGTCGATCCCTCCAAAGAGGTCTCCGCGCACGAGAAAGCCGTCGCGCTCGGAATCAAGTCCCGTCAGTCGATCATCCGCGAGACCGGCGACGAGCCGTGGGACACGTGGGATGAGATTCAAGAAGAGCGCGACGAAATGTCGAAGCGCGGTATCCCCGTGGACGCGGAGGCCGGCGCGCAGACCGTAAGCCTCATGGGCGCCGAAGGCGAGCCGGTGGACGTCGCCTCCGGTGGCTCCGGGCCCAAGCAGGCAGCCAACGTCGCCGCCACCCAAGGCGACATTCAGGCGACCGCACTCAACGGCGCGCAGGTCACCGCGCTCGTCGCGCTCGCCGCGCAGGTCGCGAACGGGCAGCTCCCGCTCGAGACCGCGAAGGCCATCGCAAAGGCGGCTTTCCCGCTCGTGCCCGACGCCGAGGTCGACGCCATCTTCGCGCCGCTCACGAAGTTCACCCCCAAGCCGGAACCGGCCCCACAGCCCGCGAAGCCCGCGGACGCCGGCCGCGACGTCCAGCCGGTCAACATCCACATCACCCAGCCCGGTGCGCCGACAGTCAACCGTCAGGCGACCGTTGTCCGCAACCCAGATGGATCAATTTCAGGGATAGAAATCACCGACAAGCCCTCAACCTAATCCTCGCACATGGCTATCGCCTCCGCCCTCTGCACCTCTTTCAAACAGGAGATTCTTCAAGGTCTTCACCTAAGCTCGCACACCTACAAGATCGCGCTCTTCAGCAGCGCGGCGTCTCTTGACGCGGCGACCATCAGCTACACCGGCCAGACCGGCGAGGTCGCTAATGGAAACGGATACACGACCGGCGGCGTTGCGCTCTCGGGTTTCACCACGAGCAAGAGCGGCACAACCGCATGGCTTGACTTCACGTCCGATCCCTCGTGGGCCAACGCCACCATCACGGCTCGCGGCGCGCTCATTTACAACGACACGCTCGCCGGGAAGAACGCCGTCGCGGTCCTCGACTTCGGCGCCGACAAGACGAGCACAAACGGCACCTTCCAAGTCACCTTCCCGAGCGCCGACGCCTCGAACGCTCTCATCCGAATCGCGTAACGCATGGGCCTCGCGAACGACAGCATCCCCGTCACGCCTGGCTCCGGTGCGACGGTCGCCACGCAGATCGTCAACGCGAAGGAGCACCAAGTCGTCATGCCTGCCGACGACACCGGGCACATCCTTGGAACCGCGCCGACTTATCGGCTCTACGTGCCCGCGCAGGCGGCCGGTGCAAACAAAGTCTATTTCGACCTCTTCAATGCGACCGGCAGCGGCCAGACCCTGCGCGTGAAGTCGGTGGAGGCGATCAAGGACGGTTCCGTCGCGGTCACCGGCGCGCTCTCGGTCAAGCTCTACCTTACCCGCACGAGCGCGGTTGGCACCGGCGGCACGGCGGCGACATCGCAAGGCACGTCGCTGACCGCGATCACCTTTTCCAAACACAACCCGAACGATTCGGCGCTGCCCGCCGGCGTCACTGCGCGCAGCTCGCCGACTGGCGGCGCGACTGCCGGCGCGATCCTAAGCGAGCGCCACATCTTCCCGGAGGAGACCAATGCCTCGAACTACGACAAGGAGAACCAGTTCTGCAATCCGCTGCACGCACCCATCCTCGTCACGGAAAACACCGGGCTGCGCGTCGTGCAGGGCGCCGTAGCCTCCGTCGGCAACATCGGCTTCGCGGTCATATTTGAGGCGGTGTGAGTAGGCCATGAGCCTCCTCCTGCTATTTGCCAGCGCGAGCGCCTCCTCGGTCGACGTTCCTGTCACGGGCGTCTCCGCGGCTGGATCGGTCGGCACGCTGAACGTCGCTGCGGGCGCAGCCGTGGCGGCTACGGGGCGCACCGGCACCGGCGTCATCGGCTCGACGCTCGTCGTCGCAGGTGCGACCTCCTCGGTCAGCGGGCTCGGGGCCACGAGTCTGCTCGGCTCGGTTGCGATCAGCGCCAGCGCGACCGCGTCGACCTCTGGCGTTTTGGCCGTCAGCGGCATCGGAACCACAAGCGCGTCCGTAGTTGCCGCCGTCTCGGCAACCGGAGTGAGTGGGGCAGGGCAAGCAGGCACCGCCGCCGTCTCTGCGTCCGCCTCGGTTGCTGGAACCGGGATGTCGGGCACCGGGCAAAGCGGCGCCGCCATGGCATCGGGCTCCGCATCGGTGCAAGTGACGGGAAACTTCTGCGCGGCGCAAAGAGGCGAAGTCACCGCGACTGGCAGCAGCAGCGCGCCCGCCCCAGGTCTCGGCGCCTCCGGGCTCGTGGGCGCCGTCACCGTTGCTACCGACTCAAGCGAAGACGCGGTAGTAGAGACCGCGGGCGTATCGGCCGAGACCGCACTTGCTTCGGTGACGGTCACCGCGACTGAGCCGGTAAAAGAACCGGTTTCGCGCCACGGTGGAGGCCGGCGCCGCCCGCCGTTCATCCTGCTCAGTCCCGAGCTCTACGAGGCCCAAGTAAACGAGGCGGTCGCGGTCATCGGCGTGCAGGCAGACGCAAGGGTAGGCGCGTCATCCCTCGCTACCTCCGCGCAGGTGCCGATTCGCCCCGCCCCACCTAGCGTCGCGCCGGCCCCGGTCGCCTTTATTTCCATCTCTGCGGAGGTCGGTGTCGGCTCTGTCTCGGCGTCGCCTCAGGCTGGCGCGGTCTCGGTTTCTTCGATCCGCAACCTCACCGACGAAGAAATCATCGCGCTTGCGATGGCTGCGTAGCGAAAGACCCGCAAGTCTAGGAAATCCCCGCACAAGACCCGCGCGCATGAACTGCATAACCTCGTCAGAAACATGAGCACCGCCACCGCAACCGAACCCAGCAAGACCGCGCAGCGCATTGCGCCTGGCGTTTTGCTGCGTCGCGCGTTCAAGCCCGGCACCATCGACAAGGAGAAGCGCACCGTCGAGGTCGCGTTTTCGTCCGACATCGAGCTCAAGCGGTGGGGTGAGATCGAAGTCCTCTCGCACGAGAAGGACGCGGTCGACATGTCCCGCATGGAGGACGGCGCGGCCGTCCTCTTCAATCACGACTTTGACGAGCAGATTGGCGTTGTTGAAAGCGCCCGTATCGACTCCGACGGCAAGGGTCGCGCTGTTGTCCGGTTCGGCAACAGCAGCCTCGCCGAGGAGAAGTGGCGGGATGTGCAGGACGGAATCCTGCGGCACATCAGCGTCGGCTACAAGATCGAGGAGGTAAAGCTCACCGAGACCCGCAACGGCGTGGACGTTTACACGGTCACTCGTTGGCAGCCCTACGAGATCAGCTTCGTCACCGTCCCTGCCGATCCGACCGTCGGTGTGGGCCGCAACCTCAACACCGAGCCCGCCGCCGCGCAGGCTCCCAAGGTCGAAACCAACAAAACTACCAACTCTCCCTCTACCATGAGCGCCACCACCACCGAAACCAACACGCCTCCCGCTGTCGACGTCGCCGCCGAGCAGCGCAAGGCTTCCGACGCCGAGTTCTCGCGCGTCCGTTCCATCCTCGAGATCGGCAAGAAATACGAGCTCGACGGCCTCGCCCAGGACTTCGTCTCCGAGCGCAAGTCCGAAGCCGAGTTCAAGCAGGCCGTGCTTGAGAAGCTCGCCGAGCGCAACAAGTCCTTCAAGGAGTCCGGCAAGACCGGCATGTCCGAGAAGGAGGCCCGCAACTTCCGCTTCACCCGCCTGCTCGCCGCGATGGCCGACCCCAAGAACGCCAAGCTGCGCGACGCCGCCGGCTACGAGTTCGAGGTCTGCGAGGCTGCCGCCAAGGCCAGCCACCGCTCCGTGCAGGGCCTCAGCATCCCGCTCGAGGTTCTCGCCACGCCGCTTGACCCCGTGCTCGCCCAGCGCGCCGACGTCATCTCGGTGAAGACCGGCAACGGCTACACCGGCACCGGCTCCGCGACCGTCGCGACCACGCTGCTCGCCAGCTCGTTCGTCGACCTGCTCCGCCCCCGCACCTTCATCATGCGCCGCGCCTCCGTGCTCGGCGGCCTCGTCGGCAACTTCGACATCCCGAAGCAAGTGACCGGCGCCTCCGGCTACTGGATCGGTGAAGACGATCCCGCTGGCCAGAGCGATGTCGACTTCGGTCTCATCCCCCTCGCGCCCAAGACCGCCTCGGGCTTCGTTGACGTCACCCGCAAGATGCTCATGCAGTCCTCGCTCGACGTGGAGGCCCTCGTGCGCCTCGACCTCGCTCGCGGTCTCGCGCAGACCATCGACAAGGCCGCCCTCTACGGCACCGGCGCCAATGGCCAGCCCAAAGGCCTCAAGCTGCAGGACGGCATCAACGCGGTGAACTTTGCCGCCGCCAACCCGACCTACGCCGAGCTCGTCGCGATGGAGACCGCCATCGCCCAGGACAACGCCGAGGTCGACAGCATGGCCTACGTCGTCGACGCCGGCCTGCGCGGCTACGCCAAGTCCACGCTCAAGTTCTCGGGCGTGTCCGGCACCATCTGGGAAGCCGGCAACACCATCAACGGCTACGGCACCGAGGTCACCAATCAGGTCACCGCCGGCGACGTGTTCTTCGGCAACTGGTCCGACTTCTGGGCCGCGATGTGGGGCGGCCTCGAGCTGAACGTGGATCCCTACACCCACAGCACCCGCGGCCGCATCCGCATCGTCGCGATGCAGGACGTCGACTTCGCCGTTCGCCGCGTCGAGTCCTTCGCCTTCGGCAAGAACAACAGCTAACCAACGCTGAAACCGGCGGGCCTCGCCTAGCGGGGCCCGCCACAACCTAAGCCACCAACACCACACCCATCATGGCCATCACCATCACCGCAGTCCGTCCTCTCATGGTCGCCGGCTCGCGTGTCGCCGTCGGCGGCACCGCTTCGGTTGACGACGCTCTCGCTCTGCAACTCGTGCAGAACGGCGACGCTACCGCCACCTTCCCGACCACGCCCAACGCGCCCGACAACTACACCGTCGTGCAGGCCGGCGTCCACGCTTGGGCCGGCGGCGCCGCCACCACCGACAGCATCTCGGTGCCCGGCATCAAAGCCGGCGACATCATCGAGTGCACGCTCGTTGACCGCGCCTCGACCGAGACCCTCGTGCTCGCCAAGCACGATGTCGCCAACGGTCAGATCGACCTGACCCTCTCGGCCAACGGCACCAACGCGACCACCAAGATCGCCTACAAGGTTTCCCGTCCTCTCTGAGGCGGGATCAAGGGTAACGCATAACGGGGAAGGGCGCCGGCCGGCAACGCCGGCGCCCTTTTTCTTTTTCTAGTGAGATTCGACGCACATCCCAATCCCGATCAGCTTCACGCGGTCCTGACCATAACCGGCGAGGCAAAGACGCTCGCGCAACTTGGTTTTGCTCTTGATCCAAAAACCGAAGTGGTGCTGATTCAGGCCGAGGCTCACAATTTTCGATACACGCGAAACGGCACAACGCCGACCGAAACACTTGGCTATTTTGTCACCCCGCACGACTACGTTGAACTGAGTCGCGAGGAGGCGCAGCAAGCAAAGTTCATTCACACCGCAGGAACAGACACCACGGTGCAAATTTCAGGATTCATAAAATAACCGCTACCTATGGCTACCTCCATCGTTTCCAACGCTGAATCCATGCAGGTGAAGATCCTGCGCAGCATGTATATTCGCGGCGAATTTATTGCCGCCGGCACCGTCGTTTTGGTCAGCAAGCGCGACGGTCGCGACATGATTTTCCAAGAGCGCGCCGTGCCGTTCGTCGCGCAGGCCGAGCCCGCCCAGGCTCCCGCCGCTCCCGCTTCCGGGCCCGCCGATGAAGTCACCGCACAAAGCGATGCGCCGATCCCGAGCGCGAACAGTGACGAGACCGTCGGCGGCGCCCAGCCTTCCGCCGATGCGCAGCCTGCACAACCGGCATTAGAGTCCGCCTCACCCGCGGACTCCGCTCCCTCCACCCCGGCCCCCGCCAAGCGCACGCGCCGCGCGAAGGCCGCCCCCGCCGGCGACGCTCCCGCCGCCGAGTAAGCCATGCACTACGTGCTTGTCGTCAACCTTCACCGCTACGGCGGCCCGGCCGGCTCGCAGTGCCTCGTGCTGCCTGCCGCATGGGCGCCGTGGGTGCGCTGACCCATGCCGTTCGTCGAGCCCACCGACGTGTTCTTCAACACCGGCCCGCTGTCGTTCAGCGTGCCGGTGACGTTGCGTTTCTCGCAGGCGCAAACGCCCGGGCCAGACCGTTCCATTCAGGCGATCTTTGACGACCCGTGGCTTGACACGCAGGTCGGCGAGGTCGTGCAGGACACACGGCAGCCGATGCTCACCGCGAAGCTCTCCGATCTCGCGAACGTCGAGCGCGGTCTCCTCGTCGCGGTCACCGTCGGCGGGCAGGTCCGCAATTACAGCGTCCTCGAGGTTCGTCCCGACGGCACTGGCATCGCCTACGTTCCCCTCGCGTTTGAGCCATGAGCGACACCCCGCTGCGCGTGAAGTTCGACGCCTCGGACTTCGAGTCGCTCGGGCAAGAGTTCACGGTCTTCAAGGGCGAGATCCAAGAGGCGGTGCGCCGCGCCGTGCGGTCCACCACCGACCGGCTTCGCGACGACACGATCAGCGAGTTCGTGCAGGTCTCGGGCCTCCGCGTTTCGGCGATTCGCCGGCGCATGTTTCTCCGCTACCGCTACAAGGACGGCTACGGCCGCATTTGGTTTGGCCTCTCGCCGGTCTCTCTCGCGCTGTTGAGTCCGCGGAAAACCGCAGGCGGCGTGCGCGCCGGCCCGGTCACGGTCGCTGGCGGCTTCATGCCTGGCGGCTCGTTCGGCAAGACGGTGTTCAAGCGCCGCGGGCGCGAGCGGCTGCCGGTCGACAAGCAGTATTACGACATCAAGGACATGGGCGAGGACGTCATCCGGAATCGGATTGAACCCGTCATCGAACGCATCTTTAAGGAGGAGCTGCGCGACGAGCTCCTTGGCGCGGTCTCTGGACAGACCCGCGCGAAACGTCGCGGCACCAAACGATTCCGATGAGCCAACCCGCCTATCCTTCACTCCCCGCCATCGACCTCGCCGCACTTCACGAGGCGATCAAGGCAGACCTGCGCGCAGGCTTTCCGACCACCGGCGCCGGCGCGGTCCCGACCATCGACTACTACGGGCGGCAGGGCGAGCGCATCAACGTCCCGGCGATTTTCTTTGAGCTGACCGCCATCGTGCCCGGCGACCCCTCGGACGAGATCGGCACCGAGCAGTTCAACGCGCAGCTCGAGTTCTCCGCCTACGTGCTCGTCTCTTACAAGGACACGGACATCAAGGCCAAGCTCGCCGTGCGGACGCTCGTGGCGCGCGTGCTCTCGCGCATCCGTGGCAACCGGTGGGGGCAGACCGCGACGTTTACCTCCGCGCAGGTGACGGGCGCCTTCCCCGACCAATTCAACGCCGGCCCGGGCGGGCAGGGCAGCGGCGTCCAGCACGCCTACGAGACCTGGCGCATCGACTGGACGCACGACGCGTTGATCGATGTGAGCGTGTGGGATCCGAGCGGCGCCGTGCCGACGGAGGTGTGGGTGGGTATCGATCCCGACACCGGCCCGCCGAACGTCCTGCGCTATCGCCGCATGGTCCCCGACGCCGCCGAGACCGACGCGCAGCGCGCAGGCTCCGGCACCGCGGGTTCTGCGGGCGGGGCGCTCGTCGCCGACGCCGAGGTCACTATCGAGGCCGCACTGTAATGAGCGACTTCGCCCTCAACGAAATCGCGCGCCGGCTGGCGAACATCATCCGCGTCGGCACTGTGCAATCGGTGAACGCGTCGGGCTACCGCGCGCGCGTGCAGATCGGCCCGCTCCTCACCGCGCCGCTGCCGTGGCTGACCACGCGCGCAGGCGAAGACCGCACGTGGTGGGCGCCGAGCGTGGGCGAGCAGGTCCTTGTGCTCTCCCCCGACGGCGAGTTGGCCGCCGGCTGGATTCTCCCGGGCGCCTACACAGACGCGAAGCCCGCGCCGGCAACAAACCCCGCGATCCACCGCACCACCTACCGCGACGGCGCAGTCGTCGAATACGACACCGCCGCGCACCGCCTCACCGTCTCTGGCCTCGCGCAGGTTGTCGTCAACGCCTCGGCGTCGGTCACCGTCACCGCACCAGCGGTCACGATCAATGGCACGACCACCATCAACGGCGACACCACAATCAACGGCTTCCTTACGCAGGGCACAGGCACCTCCGGCGCTGGCGCGATCATGGCCGGCCCGGTCAATGTCGCCAGCGATGTCATCGCCGGCGGCGTCAGCCTGCGCAACCACACGCACGGCGGCGTCGACCCGGGCGGCGGCAACACCGGCGTTCCCAATTAACCCTCACCTCCTCAAACCATGTCCGACACTTGGAACTCCCTCACGCTCGGCTCCATCTTCCCCGGCCCGAGCGCCACGATCAACAGCCTTAAGGGTCAGGCCGACACGCTGTTCGCGCGCTACAACGGCGTCCTCTCGCAGATGTCCGCGAAGGTCGCGGCGCTTGAGTCTATGCAGAACGAGTCCACTTCGCTCGCCTCTGCGCTGACGCAGGCCGGTTTCTACCGATTGAACCTGGCGCCCGGTGCCGGCGGTTGGGCAGACCGCGCGATCTCCGCCGTAGGGGCGCCGCCCAACACAGGCTACTCGGCGGGCATCCTCATCGTCGTGCAGGCTCCGGACCTCGCCGGGCTGGGCGACAAATACACCAAGCTGACCTCTCTGCTGGATACGCCGGTCAGCCTCGGGTAGCGGGAAATCCCCGCACAAGACACCCCCGGCGGGGCTTCCCATACTCGCCGGGCAATGCGCGGCGTAAACGCATCCACAGGCAAGGCCATCGACGGCCTCGTCCACCTCCGCCAATCCATTCGGGACATCTTGTCGACCCCGTTGGGTAGCCGCGTCATGCGTCGCAACTACGGTTCTCGCTTGTTCCAACTCGTCGACGCACCGGTCAATCGCGGCACGCTAGCCGAAATCTACGCCGCGACCGTGGACGCGCTCGTCACGTGGGAGCCGCGCATTGCGGTCGAGCGCGTGCAGGTCGACGCGATCAAGGCCGGGCGGGTGACGCTCACCCTGACCGCCACCCTCGTTGACTCTGGCGAGCCCATCACCCTTGATGGGTTGGTCGTATAACCGTCATGGCCACGTTCACCCCCATCGACCTCTCGCAGGTTCCCGCGCCCTCCATCGTGGAGGCGCTCGACTACGAAACCATCCTTGCCGCGATGGTCGCCGATTTGCAGGCGCGCGACCCCGCGTTCACCGCGCTAGTCGAGTCCGATCCCGCCTACAAGATCCTTGAGGTCGCGGCCTACCGCGAGGTCTTGCTTCGCCAGCGCGTCAACGACGCCTGCCGCCAGGTGTTGCTCGCCTACGCGGTCGGAACCAACCTTGACCAACTCGCCGCGCTGTTCGGCGTGCAGCGCCTCACTATCGATCCCGGCGATGCCAACGCCATCCCGCCCGTCGCGCCCACGCTTGAGAGCGATGCCGACCTGCGCCGCCGCGTGCAGCTCTCGCTTGAGGGCCTCTCCACCGCAGGCCCGGTCGGCGCCTACATCTATCACGCGTTGACCGTCCCGTCGATTGCCGACGCGTCCGTGGAATCTCCCGACCCCGGCGAGGTCGTGGTCACCGTGCTCGCTCGCGCCGGCAATGGCACGCCTACCTCGCAGGACCTAACGGACGTCGAGGTCGCGCTCAACGCCGAGGACGTCCGCCCCTTGACCGATCAGGTGACCGTGCAGGCTGCGACCATCGTCAACTACGCGATCACCGCGACGATCTACACCTACGAGGGCCCGGACCCCGTGACTGTCATCGCCGCCGCGCAGGCCGCCGCCGAGACGTTCGTCGCCAGCTCGCGAAAGCTCGGCCGCGACATTACGCTCTCCGCCGTCTATGCGGCGCTCCATCAACCCGGCGTGCAGCGCGTCGTTCTCGCCTCGCCCTCGGCAAATGTCGTTTGCACCTCCGCGCAGGCCGCGCATTGCACGGCCATCACGCTCACCAATGGAGGCGTCGCGGAATGAGCACGCCGGGACAGTTGATTGTCACCGGAGCCGGTAACGGCAACGTCAACGGCGTCTATGACCAGTCATTCCAATTCAATGACAGGCCGACATGGGTCAAGGGCAACTTCCGGATTTGGGCGAAGCAGTTTATTTCCTTTGGATTTACTCCAAGTGCCATTGTCGGGTGGCGTTACGTCATTGAGGAAATCGTTCCTGCCGACCTGATTAACGGCACCGGGTCATACATCTCGCCGGCTGACAGTTGGCTTGGAGACTACTTGCTGGCCGGATCGGGGACTCCCGTTTTTCCAAGCCCTGCTCCGACGGTCGCCGCATATGTTCCGCCGGCACCGCCGCCGGACCCTCCCGATTTACTTCCGCCCAACTCGACGTCGCAGGAGCGCGCGTTATCCAAGACGACCGCTCGCGTCGGCGACGTGCCGATGCAGATCAAGCAGGTGTGGAATCCGCAGACCTGCCCGGCCGGCATCCTGCCTTGGCTCGCGTGGGCGATGTCAGTCGACGAGTGGGACGCGAACTGGACCGAGCAGCAGAAGCGCGACGCTATCGCGGCCAGCGTGCAGGTTCACCGCACCAAGGGCACCATCGGCGCCGTCCGCCGCGCGTTGCAGGCTCTCGGCTACGAGGTGCTCGTCAACGAGAACACCGGCACGCCCTACACGTTCCGCCTGCAAGTGGACATCGGCGATAGCGGCGGCAGCGATGACATCTACAATGAGGCCGAGCGCATCGCCCTCCGCACGAAGAACGCGCGCTCGCACCTGCTTGGCGTCGATGCGCTTGGCCAGATTCGGGGCGTGTCTCGCATCGGCTCGGTGGGTATCGACGGCAACACTACCCGGGTGTGGCCCGACGTCGTCGAACTGCTTGAGCAGATCGCCACGCAGCGTGTCCTCTCGGCCGAGCAAACGATTGACACCACTCGCGTGTCTCCCGACGTTGTCGACACCGCTCAATTTCTCGGCGAGCTGAACGCCGCCGGCGCAATCACCTACGACCTTACGGTCACCCTCTAAATCATGGCGACTTACAAATCCATCGTCACCACCCTCGGCCAGGCAAAGATCGCCACGGCCATCGCGAATAATTCCACCGTCAATCTCTTTGAGATGGCGGTCGGCGACGGCAACGGCAACGCCGTCACGCCCACGGCCGGTATGACCGCGCTCGTGCGCGAGCGCTACCGCGCGCAGCTCAATACGCTGACCGTCGACCCCAGCAACCCGAACTACGTCATTGCCGAGCTCGTCATCCCGTCGAGCGTTGGCGGGTGGACCGTCCGCGAGGTTGGCGTGTTTGACAACTCGGGCGCCCTTATCGTTGTCGCCAACTTCCCGGACACCTACAAGCCCGTCATCAACGAGGGCAGCACGCGCGACCTTATCGTCCGCATCATCATCGAGGTTGCGGAGGCTGACGCGCTCACACTTACCATCGACCCCGCGGTGGTGCTGGCCTCGCGCCAGTGGGTGTCGGACAACTTCTCGCTCGCCGTTCAAATCCCCGGCGGCACCACCGGGCAGATTCTCCGCAAGGCGTCCAACGCAGCGGGCGACGTCGAGTGGTTCGACCCCGTCTCCGGCATCAACATCATCGTCGACGTCGTGGAGGAGAACCAAACTCTCGCCGCCTCGCAGACCGTCGTGAACCTCGCCGTAGCGACCACCAACGGCGCGGTCGTCTACGTTGACGGCGTGCGGTTGGAGTCCAGCGAATGGGCCGCCACCGACGCCGACACGATCACGCTCGACGAGGCCTATCCGGACGGCTCGCGCATTACGGTCGTCCAGAACGAACCGCTCTCGTCCGGCGACTTCCTGCGCACCGCGAACCGGTTCAGCGAGATACAGGCCGCCGGCTCTCCCGCGCAGGAGGCGGCGCGCGTCAACCTGGGCCTGCCCGCCAACGGTATCTCCGGCATCGCGCAGGCCGTCATGCAGGCCATCTACCGCGTCGGCTCCCTTTACATCACCACCGAGAACGGCAACCCGAACTCGCTGCTCGGCTTCGGCACGTGGACCCGCTTCGGCGAAGGCCGCGCCATTGTCGGTTTCGATGCCGCTGACTCCGATTTTAACGCCATTGAGAAGATTGGCGGCGCAAAGACCCACCAACTCACTACCGCCGAACTGCCGGCGCATACCCACCAGATCGACCCGCCGGCGACGAATACGTCGAGCAACGGCGATCACTCGCACACCAGCACAAGCCAAAGCGGAGGCGGTGATACTACGGTTAGTAGCATTTACGCTCAGGCTGCGGCTTATCCTCGCGTTCCGGCGGCAACCATCACAAACCCGGAAACCGGCACCGCCGGCGCCCATACCCACACCGTCGACATTCCGGCCTTTACTTCCGGCAGCACGGGCAGCGGCCAGGGTCACAACAACTTGCAGCCCTACATTACGACTTACCTCTGGAAGCGCACGGCGTAAAGCCTTGACCTCCGCGAAGTATTCACTCAGCCAATACACCGATGTCCTACACCCTCTCGCTCACCACCGCCGGGCAGGCGAAAATCATGGCGGCCATCACCGCCGGCTCGACCGTCACCCTCACGCACATTGCCGTCGGCTCGTCTGCTACGCCATTAACCGTCGCGAGTTCGGCCCTCGGGCAGGAGCGTTACCGCGCCTCGATAAACAATCAGACCGTGTCGGGAAACGTGCTCACGCTCACCGCGCTTGTGCCGAGCACGCAAGGCGGATGGTATATGCGCGAGCTGGGCGTCTTTGACACCGACGGCACGCTCATCGCCTTCGCGGCGTTCCCCGAGACCTACAAGCCGCTCCCGTCGACCGACAGCGTAGGCGTGAACCTCACGCTGACCGCGACGCTGAATGTCATCAACGCCGCGAATGTTGCGGTCACGGTGACCGCGGCGGCTGTTGCGCTGGTAAACCTGTCCAACGTAGTGCCAGCGACCGGGCGCTCTGCGCTTGGCGCTGCCGCCGCTGACGCGAGCAACGTGTCAGGCAATGCGTCCGCGTGGCGCAATGCGATTGGCGCGCAGGAGATTGACGGCCACGGAGCATTTCAGAATCTCCGCTCCGCTCTGCGGCGCGGACGCTCGGCCGCCTGGTTGCTTGCTGGGGACTCGACAGGCAACGAGACGGAGGAATGGGCACACCAGTTCATGCTCAAAGTCGCTGCCGCCAACCCATCGCTCAACATCGTTCAGCAGGTTTGGGACATGGCCGCGCAGAGCTATCTCGCGCCGACCACAGTCGCCGCCGGAACAGCGCCTGCCTATATCGACTTTCTAGCCGCGCCTGCCTTGGCATCTAGCGCCTGCTCGTTACCTGCCACCGCTGCGCTCACGGGAGACTTTAGCGCAGCCGTGCAAATCACCGCAGCCGACTACACGCCGGCCGCGCTTCAAATCTTGCTTCGCCTCGGAAATGCCGGCGACAACAACGTGTTTTGGCTCGGCCTCAATACGAACGGAACGCTGCGCGTTACCTACAACACGAACGCAGGCGCGAACGCTGACGACCAAACAGCAACCTCCACCGTCTCGCTTTCGGGCGTGACTGACGGCGTGACCAAGCTATGGGTCGGCTTCACTTACGACCGCGACAACGGTGCAGGCGGAAGCGATTTCAAGTTTTACACCTCGACCGACGGAACGACATGGACTCAACTCGGCAGCACTGTCACGAAGACGACAGGCAACCTTATCCGCACGAACGGCGCGTCCAATTCTTGGTGGCTCGGCGGCACCGGAGCCTCGTTTATGTTCGTCGGAAAAGTCCACGCTGTGCGCGTGCTTGCCGGCTCCCCGTCGCACGTCACTGGCGTGCAGATGCTGCCGGAAGAAATCTCCACGTGGACGCTTGGTAACGAGACCTACCAGACGCACGTTGGTCAGACTCTTTGGTTTTACAACGCCAGCCTCTCAGGCCAGACTCTCGACTACCACACGGCAACGACCGCACGCACGGCCGCTATCTGCCTCAGCCAACGAACCGAGCTTGTCCTCTTTAGTTCGATGCACAACTACGGGAATAGCGTCGGTGCGACATACCGGACCGCGCTCGATACTGCAAAGACTGCATTCGCCGCTGCCATGCCGAATGCAACCTTCGCCGGATCAACTCAGAATCCGCAGATTTCCCCGCGCACCCGCGGAAACCAAACGAGCCAAGATCAACGCGCACGCGACATGGTGCAGTGGTGCCGTCAAGTTGGCATCGGTTGCGTGAATGGCTACGAGGCCTTCGTTGGCTCCGGCTTGGCGCTTTCGACGCTGATTAACAGCGATGGCGTTCACCCTAATACTGACGGCTCGCTTTTATGGGCGTCCGCCGCCTACGCTGAGTGGGTCCGCTCTTAAAGAAAATCGCTCCCCATGAGTGACGACAAAGAAGTGTCAGAACTGAAATCTGAACTCGAAGCCATCCGCAAGGAACTGGGCGAGATCAAGGCCGCGTTGTGCGGGCCGCTCGGCATGACCGGCATCATCGGCACCATCGCAAGCCACGAAGACCGCCTTCGCACGCTTGAGAACGAGCGGTGGTGGCAGCGCGGCGTCGCGGCCGGCATCGGCGCAATCGCGGCAGCTGCCTGGCAGTGGATCACCTCCCGCTGACCTGCACGCCGATGAACCTCGACCCGCAATTCTTCCCGCGTCCGCTCCTCCTGCGCGTGCATCCGGAGCGGGCCCGAGTCGCTATCGTGGAGCGGCCGTTCACGTTTCGCTCGCCGTCGCTCGGGCTTATCCGCGTCGAGCCCGGGTTCGATACCGACTACGCCTCCGTGCCGCGCATCTTTTGGAGCATTTATCCGCCCGATGGCGAATATCGCGCCGCCGCAGTCGTCCACGACTGGCTTTACTGGAATCTATCCAAGGAAGAGAACGGCGCATGGGAAACGCCCATTACCCGCGCGCAGGCCGACACGGTTTTCATGGAAGCGTTGACCGCGCTGAAGATTCCATTTCTGCGCAGGCACGTCTTGCATCTAGCCGTGCGCATCGGAGGTTGGCTTCCTTGGAAGCGTCGCGCCGAAGAGCTTTACTCCATCGCCTACTGAAATTAAGGAGACCGCATGAAAACAGCACTCGCCCTCATTCCCGCCGCGCTGGCCCTCACCGGCTGCGCGACCACGAACATCGACCTGCCTGACGTCACCGCCAAGGAGGTCTATGTCTCCCACCAGAACCCAATCTTCAACGTCAATCTCCAGGCCGACAACCTCGTCGACCACGGTGACCACGTGACCGCTGACCGCATCACCTACGAGCGCGGCGGCCGCATCACCTCGACGACCATCCGCCTCGAGGGCTACCGCCGCGACAAACAAGCCACGCCCGCGCAATCCGCGCAGGCCACCGCCGTCAAGGAGGCGCCCGTGAACTCTCCGTAACATGAATCCGATCCTCAATCTCAACGACACCTTCACCGGCGCGGTCGTCTCGACCTTCGCGTCGACCGCTCCCACCGGCTGGCGACTCCTGGACGGCACCACCATCGGCAGCGCCAGCTCCGGCGCCACCTACGCGAACGCCGCGGCTAAGAAGCTCTTCATTTTCCTCTGGACGAATCTCAGCAACAGCATCGCTCCGGTATCTGGCGGGCGCGGCGCCTCGGCGTCCGCCGACTGGACGGCCAACAAAGCCCTCACGCTCCCTGACGCCCGCGGTCGCGCGATCATCGGCGTCGGCACCGGCCTCACGGCCGAGACAATCACCAACCAAACCGCGGCATCCAACGCCATCCCGGTCGCGTCCAACATCGCGAAGTGGCATACCGGCATGCAGGTCACCGTGTCCGGCGCGTCCGGTTTCAGCGGCCTGACGAACGGCACTTGGTGGATATTCCGGCAGGACTCCACAAGCGTGAAGTTCGCTACCTCCCTGGCCAACGCGCAGAACGGCGTCGTCGCGACGATCACCGGCACCGGATCATGCGTGCTGACGCATACCTTGGCAGCGCGTTCACTTGGCGAATTTGGCGGCGAAGAGAACCACGCCATGAGCGCGTCGGAACTGCTCGCCCACACGCACCCGAATCCCATCTCGCCGAACAGCACCGGATCTATCCGCACCGACGGCACGAACTCCGGCTACATAGGCGCGAGCGGTTCGGTGGGCACCACCGGCGGCAACGTGCCGATGAACAACATGCAGCCGTTCCTCGCTCTTAACTACGTCATCAAACTCTGACCCTCGCGCGGGGAGGAAATCCCCGCACAAGACGCGCCGCCGCGCACCGCATAACCTCAACCCACAACCACCGGAACCACCATGTCCGAAACCTTCCTCCACGGTGTCGAAGTCGTCGAAATCACCGACGGTCCGCGCCCCATCCAAACCGTCCGCTCTTCCATCATCGGCATCGTCGGCACCGCGCCTGACGCGCAGGCCGGCGTCGCCGCTACGCTGACGCTCGGCACCAGCACCGCCTCCTTGGCGTTCACCGCCGTCGCCGCTGACGCCACCGGCAACGACGTCTCCGTCGCTATCGTGAAACCCGCGACGGCCAATCAGTCGCTCGCCGTCACGGTCACCGGCAAGGCCATCACCATCAGCCTCGCGACCAACGGCAGCAGCGTCGCGACCTCGACCGCCGCGCAGGTCAAGACCGCTTATGACCTCGTGAGCGCCGCCACGGCTCTTGCCGCCGTCGCGATCTCCGGCGGAGGCGGCGGCACCGTCGCTCCCTCGGTCGAGAAGTTCCTCACCGGCGGTCTCGACGCCGCGTTCCCGCTCAACACCCCTGTCCTCGTCACCCCGGGCGACGGCCAGGTGCAGCGGCTCGGCGAGGCCGGCACCCTCTACCGCGCCATCGACAACATCTGGAAGCAGGCCGGCGCCGTGCTCGTCGTCGTGCGCGTCGCGCAGGTCACGAGCGACACCAACGCCGGCACCATCTCCAACGTCGCGGGCGACTCCATCAATCGCAACGGCGTCTTCGCCCTGCTCAACGGCGAGTCCGTCACGGGCTTCACGCCCCGCATCCTCATCGCCCCTGGCTTCACTCAGGAGCAGTCGGTCCTCACCAACTTCATCTCCGTGGCGAACAGCCTGCGCGGCTTCATCTTTGCCGACGGCCCGAACAGCACGGACTCCGACGCCATCTCCTACGGTGGCAACTTCGGCAGCCGCCGCGTCAAACTCATCGACCCGCGCGTCAAGGTCCAGCGTGGCACCGACATCGTCACCGAGCCCGCCTCTTCGTTCTTCGCCGGCATTCAGGCGCAGATCGACAACACCCTCGGCTTCTGGTGGTCGGAGTCCAACAAGGAGATCCTCGGCATCGTCGGCCTCTCTCGTCCCATCGACTTCGTCCTCGGCGACTCCAACTCCCGCGCCAACCTGCTCAACGAGCAGAATGTCGCGACGATCATCCGCTACGACGGCTACCGCACTTGGGGCAACCGCACCCTCTCCTCGGACAGCAAGTGGGCCTTCGCCTCCGTGGTCCGCACCGCTGACATTCTCAACGAGTCCATCCTCCGCGCCCATATGTGGGCGGTCGACCGCAACATCACCAAGACCTACCTTGAGGACGTCACCGAGTCGGTCAACGCCTACATGCGCAGCCTCATCGCGCAGGGCGCCCTCATCGGCGATCAGGACATCAGCAAGAAAGTCAACTGCTGCTATCCCGACCCCGACCTCAACAGCCCGGCAAACATCTCCGCCGGCAAGGTCTACTTCAACTTCAACTTCACGCCGCCCTATCCGGCCGAGCGCGTGACGTTCCGCTCCGAGCTCAATACCAACGGCCTCGAGTCCCTCGTCTCCTAACCTCACCACACCATGAGCGCCGCTCGCGACATCCTCAAAAACTTCAACCTCTTCATCGACGGCCGCGGTTACGCGGGCAACGCCGACGAGGTGCAACTCCCCACCCTCAACATCGTCGAAGAGGACTTCCGTGCCGGCGGCATGGATGGCACCATCGGCCTCGACATGGGCATGGAGAAGCTCGAACTCAGCTTCACGCTCTCCAAATACGACAAGGACGCCCTCGCGCAGTGGGGCCTCGGCAACGCTGAGACGCCCGTCACCTTGCGCGGCGCGCTTGAGTCCCGCGACGGGACCGTCACCCCGGTCGTCGTCAACGCCCGCGGCAACTTCAAGGGCGTCGAGTTCGGCGCCTGGCAGCCCGGCGCCAAGTCGTCGCTCACGTTCACCGCGACCCTGACGTTCTTCCGCTACACCCAGGGCGGCACCGTCGTTCACGAGATCGATGTGCTGAACATGGTGCGCAAGATCAACGGCGTCGACCGCCTCGCCGCGCAGCGCGCCGCCATCGGCCTGTAACGCGCAGGCCCCCCGTTTCCCGTTCCCCCCATGTCCAAGACCACCATCAAGCTCGACTTCCCCGCCAAGATTGCCGGCGTGGAAGTCTCCGAACTCCACTTCCGCCGCCCGACCGTGCGCGACATCAAGGTCGCTCGCGCGGGCGGCAAGGTTGACGATTTTGACCTCGCGGTCACCCTCGCCGCAAACCTGTCTGAGACCTCGCCTGACGACATCCTCAACATCGACGTCGCCGACTTCAAGAAAGTGGAGGCCGTCATCGCGGGTTTTTTGCAGCCTTCCAAGGACTGACGCTCGACGACATCCGGCGAGCTGAGATCCAACTCGCGTCGCACACCGGCTGGGGGTGGCGCGAGATTCAGGACATGGAGGGCGAAGATTTCCACGCCTACCTCCGCATCCTAGCCGACGAAGTAAAACGCGCCCACTAGCATCATGGCCGATAAGAAGTTCAGCGCAGTCATCAGCATCGGCGCCGAACTCGGCGCGAGTTTCCGCAGCACGTTCGGCGGACTGGACTCGCGTATCAAATCGGTGGGCGCCTCGCTGCGCGGCCTGAACGATTCGCAGAAGAGCATCGCCAGTTACGCGAAGGCACTCGAAGCCGTGAAGGCTGCGCGCGAATCCGTCGCCGAGGCTGGCACCCGCCTGCGCGACCTGCAAAGGCAGACCCATTGGGTTCAAGACGCCGAGGGCATGGCGACCCTCAACAAGGAGATCGACAAGCAGAAGGCCGCCTACGACAAGGCGCGCGCCGCCCTCACCAAGAAGACGGAGGCGCTCGACAAAGAGCGCGCTGCCCTTCAAGCCGCGGGCATTGACACGTCAAAACTCTCCGAGGAGATGGAGCGGCTCGGCAAGGAAGCCGCGCAGGCCTCCACTAGGCTCGCCGCGCTGGGCAAGATCAAGGGCATCACCGCCGAGCTCGGCACGTCGTTCAAGCGGCTCGCCGTCGAGGCCGCAGCCGTCGGCGTCGCGCTGACCGCCGCGAGCGTTCCGCTCTGGAAGACCATAACGGGCTTCGCGAACGCCGGCGACGAAGCGCAGGAAACCGCGGCGGCGCTGGGCACCACCGCCCGTGAACTCATGGCGCTGCGCTTCGCTGGCGAGCGCGTAGGCGTCGAGACCGGCAAGATGGACGCCGCGCTCAATAAGCTCAATCAGGCCCTCGCCGAGGCGCAGGACGGCGGCGGCAAGGCATCCGAGGCCTTTGAGAGACTTGGCCTCGACGCCGAGATGCTCGCCGAACTGCCGCTAGGTCAGCGCATGGATGTGCTCGCCGACGCGTTCAAAAACGTCCGCGACCCGCTTGAGCGAACCCGAATCGCGACCGAACTCTTCGGCGCGAAGGCCTACAAGATGGGCAACGTCCTCGGCATGGGGGCGGACGAACTGCGCCGCCTGCGCGAGGAAGGCGAGAAGACCGGATTCATTCTCGACGAGAAGCAACTTGCGTTGACCGCCGAGTTCGACGAGGCCTTCGGTCGGTTCAAGGCAACGCTCGTCGGCATCCGCAACGAGATGGGCGCGGCCCTATTGCCCGTGGTGAACCGGTTCCTCACGTTCTTGAGCGACAACACCCTGCTCGTGAAGGCTGCCGTCGCGGGCTTCGCCGTGGTCATCGGCGTCACCGCCGTCGCTGCGGTTGCGAAGTTCGGCTTCACCATTCTGACTACCGCCGGCCAGGTCTGGCAGTTAATCGGCGCCATGCGTGCGCTCGGCGCGGCGGGCGCCCTGGCGAACGCCACCGGTATCGCCGGCCTCGCGTCCGCGCTGCCCGCTCTGGCGTCCGGTATCACCGCCGCGGCGACCGCGCTGTTCTCCTTCGTCGCCGCGATTCCCGGCATCGGCTGGATCATCGCCGGCGTGGTCACGCTGGCGCTCCTCGTTCGCAAGTATTGGGAACCCATCAAGGCCTTCCTCGGCGGAGTATGGGACGGCTTCATGGAGGGCTTCGGCGAAATGTGGGCGGCATTGCAGCCGCTCGGCCAAGTCCTTGAGCGCACCTTTGCGCCGCTCCTCTGGATCCTCGGCAAGGTCCGCGACGCCTTTGCGTGGGTGCTCACGCCGTTCCAGCAGACGAACGCGGAGATGGAGAAGACCGCTAACGTCGGCCGCATGGTCGGCAAGGCGCTGGCGGCCGGCATCCTCACGCCCCTGCAACTCATCGCCGGCGCGATCAAGCTCGTGCGCACCGGCCTCGCCGCGCTCGGTATCGGCAGCAAGCCGGGCCCGGAGGAGGGCGCCGCCCCCGCCACGCCTAGCGCTCCCCTGCCCGGGCCGGGCTCGCGCCTGCCCTCCGTGCCAGTCGCCGCCGCGGCATCGCGGAACCAAACCAACGCGACCACCAACAACAGCATCGTCGTCAACGCCGCGCCCGGCATGGACGAGCAGAAGCTCGCGCAGGAGGTCATGCGCCGGCTCGACGCAAAGCGCCAGCAGGACACCCGCACCGCGCTCTACGACGTGGCGCCCGCCTACTAATCTATGGCCGAATCCCCCGAAGTCATGATGGTGCTCGGCACCTACGCGTTCGCCCTCAGCTCGGCGGCGTATCAGGAGTTCACGCGGAGCACGGGCTACACGTGGGCGGAGCAGCCGCGAATCGGCGGCCGGCCTGCGCTGCAATTCACCGGCGTGGAGGCGGAGACCGTCACGCTGCGCGGCACCATCTATCCAACGTTCCGCGGAGGCCTCGCGCAGGTTGACGCCATGCGTTCCCTCGCTGGCCGAGGCATCCCGCTGCGTTTAGTCTCCGGCGTCGGCGCCAACCTCGGCGCGTGGGTCATCGAGAAGATCGGTGAAGGCCACACCACGTTCTTCGCCAACGGAGTGCCGCGCAAGATCGAGTTTGACCTCGCGCTAAAACGCTACGCATAACGACCCATGTCCGCGACTTACCGCACAAAAGACCGCGACACCGTGGACTCCATCTGCCACGGCTACTACGGCCGCACCTCCGGGGTGGTCGAGCAGGTCCTCGAGGCCAACGTCGGGCTCGCCGACTACGGGCCCGAGCTGCCCGCCGGCCTGACGATCACGCTGCCTGACATCGCGGAACCTACCACGCAAGTCGTGCGGTTGTTCGACTGACCCTCGCATGACCCCGGCCTATCGCATTGTTTCGGAGGGCAAGGACATTACGGCCAACTTCAACGGCCGGCTCATCGACCTCGCCGTTACCGACGAGGCAGGCGTGCGCGCCGACACCCTGAACATCGTCGTCGAAGACACCGGCAGCCTGATTGAGATTCCCCGCAAGGGCGCCAGGCTGAACGTCGCGCTCGGCTACGCGGGCGCGCTCCGCGACATGGGCCTATTCGTCGTCGACGAGTCCTCAGTCGAAGGCCCGCCCGACCGGCTGACGATCCGCGCCGCCGGCGCGTCCTTCCTGCTCTCCGACGCCGGCAAGGCGCTGCAATCGCAGAAGACGCGCTCGTGGGATCCGACGACCTTCGGTGTTTTGGTCCGCACCATCGCGGAGGAGCAAGGCCTCGTCGCCGAGGTGTCCGCCACCGCCGCGGCGGTGCAGCTCCCGCACGTCGACCAAACCAACGAGTCCGACATCAATCTCCTCACGCGCCTGGCCGTCGAGCGCGACCTCGTGGTCAAGCCGACCTTCGGGCGCCTTATTGCCCTCTCGCGCGCGGAGGCAAAGACCACCAAGGGCAACGACATTCCGCACTTCACGATCCTGAAATCGGACTGCTCGACGTGGGCGTTCCGCATCTCCAACCGCAGCCGGTTTCAATCCGTCGTCACTACCTGGCACAACCCCGCGACCGGCCAGCCCGTCGAGGTTGGCGCCGGCGTCGGCGAACCCGTCTATCGCGCGCAGGCCGTTTACCCAAACGCGCAGACCGCGCAGGCCGCCGCGTCTTCCTATCTCCGGAACTTCCGCCGCAGTGGCACGGAGTTCACGCTGACCATGCCTGGCCAGCCCTACCTCATGGCGGAGGGGCGCGCGATTCTACGCGGCTTCCGCAGCGAGCTCGACGAGGGCGAGTGGAAGATCACACGTGTCGAGCATCGCCTTAGCCGGCAGGGCTACAACACCGTCGCGACCGGCACCGCCGCGAAGGAGAACCTGCCGCAGCCCGAGCAGGCCGCCGAATGATTTATGCCCAACCACAAGAACCCGCACGCGAGCGAGCTCGCCGACGAATACGTCAAGAAGCACCCCGATATGCCGTCGCTCACGCTCGCGCGGCTCATGGCAAAGAAGCATCCTCGGGTGTGGAAGGACGTGGATGCGGCGCGCTGCGCCATCCGGTATCGCCGCGGCGCAAATGGGAAGGCAAAGCGAGAGGATCGCGGACTCGCCGCCATAACCACGCCAGCCTCCAAGTTCAATCCCATCAACCCGCTCAATCTCCCGGCCTCGTTTGAGCGCGAGCACACACCGTTCATCATGGACGGCTGCGAGCGCGTCCTCGTGCTGCCCGACATCCACCTCCCGTATCACAACATCGGCGCCCTGACGCTGGCGTTGCAGACCGGCCAGCGCCGCAAGGTCGACGGCATCCTCATCAACGGCGACCTCGCGGACTTCCACACGCTCTCGCGCTTCTGCAAGAACCCGGAGGCTCGGTCGTTCAAGCAGGAGCGCAAGACCGCGCTCGCGTTCCTGAGCAAGCTGCGCGAGCTATTCCCCGACGCCCGCATCGTCTTCAAGGAAGGCAACCACGACGAGCGCCTGCAGCACTACATCATGGAGCGCGCGCCGGAACTCTACGACGTCACGATCAACGGACTCGGCGCGCTGTTCAATCTCAAGAAGTTCGGGATCGAGCACGTCTACGAGAAGCGCGAGGTCATGGTTGGGAAGCTCCCGGTCCTACACGGCCACGAGCTCCCCCGCGGCATCTCCGCGCCGGTCAACCCCGCCCGCGGCGCCTTCATGCGCGCGAAGGTCTCGTGTATGGTCAGCCACTCACACAAAACCTCCGAGCACACAGAGACCAACCTCGGCCGCGACATCGTGACCTGTTGGTCGACCGGCTGCCTGTGCGAGCTGCGGCCCCTCTACGAGCCGAACAACGGATGGAATCACGGCTTCGCAGAGATCGAGGTCAGCACTGGCGGCCTCTTCAACGTCACAAACTTCCGCATCCACAACGGCAAACTCCTGAACTCATGAGCGCCACCCCTCCCGACATCCTCACCGAGGCTAAGTCGCTCGTCTACGGCGACCGGCACGCCGCCTACGGGCCGCCCGTCGACGACTTCACCACGCAGGCCGCGATGTTCTCCGCCTACCTTAGCCGGACCAACGGCCGCACCGTGACCGTGCGCGCGGAGGACATCGGCCCGCTCATGATTCTCGTGAAGGTCGCGCGCCAGGCGCATCGACCGAAGCGGGACAACATGGTGGACGCGGCAGGCTACGCGGCCTGCACGCAGGACGTAATCGACTCGCTCAACCCTGCGCCGTGAAGGTCCGGCTGTCAGTCATCCGCGGGTGGACCGACGGCGGCTGGACACGCTACGACGCCGAGATCGAGCTGCCGGACAAGACGCCGCTTGAAACAGTTGAGGCGCACGAGCGGACGATCCTGCGCGCGCTCGACGAGCAGGCGCACACCTGCGGCGAGGACGACGACGAATGAACCGCGTCGCAATCACCCTGCACCTGCGCTGCCTGCGCGAGCATCTTCGCCGGGCGTGTTTCGCCGCGCGCGGGGTGTGGCGGTCGCTCTGGCAGGACTAAAAAACCTTAAAGCCGCGCGCCTGCCCGTTGTGGCCGAAGATCAAACCTTGCCGGCGCGCACGCTCGTCGTTGGTTAGGGGTTCGCTGCGCTGAATCTTGGCCGCGAAGCCGTTCATTTCGATCTCGCGCAGCTCGCGAGCGCGACGGCCCCACACCGACATCGCGGCTTCAGTTCGGCGGCGCACGTTCTCCGACGGCGTCCGATTCCACAGTCCGCGCAGGCGCATCAGGTGGTTGAGGACGCGGTTGTAGTCAGAGCAAGATGCCGGCAGTCTCGTCACGGAGGTCATAGGTGATAACGGCCCCGCCGGACATACCTCGGCTGGAACCAGAATAAAGTGAGTCCTTGACGGCCAAGTTACGACGCTCGTCATATCGGCGCTTACGGACACGCTTCATGGCGAGATGCCTGGCGCACAAGCGAGAGGAGATTGTGTCTCGTCGGCGGCCACACTCGGCACAAAAGCCTGCTTTTATCTTGGCCTCTCGCCGCGCCTTTTCTGTCAAGGCATAGCGCATCGGCGAGTAGGTTGGAGAGATTTTGTGAGTCTCGGGGCAGACCATGCACCAGACCCATCCGTTTACGTGAGCCATGATCGTCCCGCACGCAGGCTCGGCCCGCTCGCAGATCATGCGCACCCGAGTTGAGATTGAATCCGCCGCGAGGGGTGAGGACGATTCCCCCGTCGTCGCGGTGTCGCGCCTCAAAGAACGATTTTTTTTAGGCACCGTGGAGTCCGCACAAAGAGCATTCGAAGCAGAAGCAGAAGCAAACGCGTTGAACGATTTGAGTTGATTACGGTTGATGGTTGTTGAGGACATGCGATTTACGCGGCGGAAAATTGTTTAGCGGTGGAACCGCAGGTGGTCGCTCACGGCTTCGCCTCCTTCGACCGCTCGGCGGCGGCCGCAATGCGAGTCAGGCATGACACCTGCGCATTGAGCCGGTCCTCGATGCGTTTGTTGGTGTCGAGAAGTCGGTCCATCGCGCCGTTGTCACGCGAGCGGAAGAGTAGACCGGCGACGCCGATCCCGACGAAAGCGCCGAGCGCGAAGGCGAGCCCGGCGGCGAAGGATTGGAGGAGGATGTGCATGACGGGGAAATTCGCCCGCTCGCTGCAACGCCGGCGGGATCGGCGGTTATGAAGACCGTGCAGGTCGGAAGATGTGGCCCGTTGGTTTATCGCGGTGGGCCAGGCCGCTAGCGTTCTATCGTTGAGCACGTCGCCTGCGATTGTTACGCCGAGGCGATAAGCGCCGGAGTTAAACCCCTGTCCGGAGCCGGTCTAGTGCGCGCGCACCTCGCCGGACTTTTCGAATGGCGCACCCTTGGGCCGTAGCCGTGGGGGTGGTATCGGGGAAATGATTGAGCGGGCGGATTTGAACCGGCTGAACGCTTCCGTCGGCGATCAACCCGTGCCGGTCGTCAGGACGCCACCGCGGATCGCGCATGCCTGCGCTTTCCACGCCGCCGCTCAAATTGAATTCCCCGCCGCGAGCGTCCCAGCACGAGGCTGAGCCTGAAGTAGCGCACGCTCGCGCCAAGGGCCAGCCTCGCGACGCACCAGATGCGCCACTGACTCCGACGCCTCGGCCTGCGCAGGCACGGGGAAAATGGTGGAGCTAAGGGGAGTCGAACCCCTGTGTTCTCGCCTGCGCCCGTCGCGTCGACATGCTTAATTAGGGGTGACCGGAGTCACCCTCCACCATCCCGCGAGCTGGCACGGGCGCCATTGAGATTCCGCTGTCGTCGTCGCGTCGCCGTAGCGGAGTCAGGCGGGCGACGGCACGGTCGATTAAGCCGTGGCGAGCTCGGTCTCGACGTAGCCGGTGGCCGCGAGGATCGCGTCAGCCTGCTCAACCGAGGGAGCCATATCAAACGAGTTGGCGTTTGTGGTTTGCCGGTTGGTTCAAGGCGGAGCCGGCACCGCCTGCATGCAGCTAAGGGCCTCGACGAGAGTCGAAACCGGTGTAGCCCCAAAGTGAGAAAGAACGAAAGTGGTGCCTGCTGACGTGCAGGCGGACGGCGGTCTCTTTCGTAAGGGTATGCGGACCGCGCCACATCTCGCCCGTATCCAGCGGTGAGCTGGAGAAATTGGTGCCGGTAGTTTCACGACCGGCGGCATGGATGCAATCCGCCCATGCAACTAGGCTCGCGAGGTCACCGGGTTGGCATACGCAGCCTTTCGGATCGCAATCTTCCTCGCGACGAGGGAAGTGGATGCAGGAGCGGGAATCGAACCCACGACTTCCGGTTTATGAGACCGGCGTTCTGCCACTGAACTATCCTGCAAAAGTGGCATGGCGGGCAGGCATCGAACCTGCGACCGGCGATTTTGGAGACCGCTGCTCGACCAATTGAGCTTCCGCCATGTGAGAAAGAACCTGCCGCACGTTGCCCGGTGCGGCGCCCGGGTCAAGGCTTACTCGTCGCCTCCGTCGTCGTCCTTGTCAATGGCCTCGGCGAGCGGCTTGCCGTTGCAGGTCCACGCCGCGCCGTCGAAGACGTAGGTGAAGCTGCCGCCGATGGCCGCCTCGACCTCTTTGAGCGTCGCGCCCGTAGAGGCCGGGCAATCCTCGCCGCGATCACGGTAGGCGTCCGGGAGACCGTCGCGGGCAAAGCCGGAGATGTCGCCAAGAGCGATCAACTCGGCGACCTTCGCGGGCTGGGAATAGTGGCGGTTGAGGACGCGGCCGGTGTGCGACGGGTAGCCGTCGAAGTGGCAGTAAATGCCGGCGTAGCCGTCGGCGGTCTTGTAGATGATTGAGGCGTGGGTGCTCATAACGCCGACGAACCTACGACCCGCTTGCGCCGACGCAAGCCCTATTTTCTGAAAACGGCGCGGCGCTTTGTAATGGACTCGACCACGGGCGCCCCGCCGGTCGCGAGCTGCACGATCACGCCCGCGACCTTCCGCGCGTTGCCGGCCTCGCGCTCCTTCACGGCGGAGAGGTAAATCTCCGTGCTGCGGGTGTTCGCATGGCCGAGCAGGTCAGCGACCTCGCGCACGTTCAGCCCGGCCTCAAGCGCCATGCTGCCGACCGTGCGGCGCAGGTCGTGCATGCGCAGGTCCGGCGCCCCGATGGATTCGCGAAACGCCACCCACGCCCGCCAGACGCCGCGCATCGGGCCGCCCTTCACGCCTGGCAGCACGTAGACGGATGTCCGCGGCAGCGCGCGCAGGATCTCGACGGCCTCGGGTGGGAGCTGGATGTCCTTCGCGCCGGTCTTGGAATCGGGCAGGCGGAGGAGGGCGTCGTCAAGGTCAACCCACGACCACAGGGCGTCGCGCCATTCCGAGAGGCGGGCGCCGGTCAGCAGGAGCAACTTCACGAGCGGGGCGAAGTTCACCAGTTCGGTCCCCGTGAAGGTGTCGAGCGAACGCCACGTCGCGACGAGCTCGTCGACCGACATCCGCCGCCGGCGCGGCTTGAAACGGTAGGCCTCGATCTCGCGGAACGGCACCGGGCCCTTCGGCATGTAGCCGTAGCGCATCCCCCACCGCCACATCGCGGTCAGGATGACGACGACGCGGTTGGCCTGATATTTGTGCTCGTGCATCTTGGCGTGCACGCGGGCGACCGCGGTTTCCGTGACCTCCGAGACGCGCAACGTCCCGAACGCCGGGGCGACGTGGCACTTGTAGCAGGCCTTGTAGTTCTTGAGGGTGTTCGGCTTCTTGTGGGCCTTCACCCACGCCAGCCATTCCGTCGCCAGGGTCGCGACCGTCGGCTCGGCGCGCAGGGTCTCGAGTTCGGCCGCCGGGTCTTTGCCAAGCGCGACCTCGGCGAGCAGGCGCATGGCCTCCGCGCGCGCGGCGTCGGGCGAGAGCACGTCGCAAGGGCCGAGCGTGTAGTATCGTTCGCTGCCCGCGCGGGTGCGGTAGCGGAGCACGAAGGTCTTGCGCCCCGACTTGGCGATCACGCGGACGCCGAAGCCGGAGACGCGCTCGTCGTAGAAGGTTTCGGTGACCCGGCCCGGCTTGCAGGTCAGGCCTTCGATGGTGCGTTTGGTGAGGTTCATCGTTCCCCCGTTGTCCGCAGGTTGTCCGCACCGGAACGCAACTCAGAGCATCCGGCGGCACTCAGTATCAAAGGCCGTCGCTCGCAAGTCGCTGATTCGACAACGAGCGCAACGGACCGCAACCGAGCGCAGGGGTAAACGATAGACACTGCTAGTATATTCGTCAAGGGGTGCAAAGGCGAGTTAAGGGTTGAGGGTTCAACAGGTTAGGCGCGCGGCATTGTCCGCACGTCCTTGAATTGTCCGCAGGATGTCCGCCAGCGGGAGCAATCGGGAGCAAATCAGAACGCGAGCGTCAGCGCCTCCGGTGAGCCTGCGGTTCGCTCAGCTCGCCACCACGCCCTCCATCGCCCACGCCAACGGCCTCGGCTTCATGCCCCGGATCGGCCATGAACTCTTCGCGGTGTTTCGGGCGGTTATCCGCAGCGCGCCCCAGAACAGGGGCCCGCCTTGTCGCGCCATCTTCACGCCGAACTCGCGCCGGATGTTGGTCACGGTGTTCTCGCTCACGCCGAACTTAGCCGCGACCTTGCGCCGGCCAACGCTAGGCGGCACGGCGGCGATCTTCGCGCGCAGTTCGTCAGGGACGCGCCATGTGTTCATCCGTTCGCCCTCCACTCCTTCGCCAGTTCGCCGGCCGGGCAGGTTGGCGCGAACGTCGCCGGGCAGTTCTGACAGGCGTTGGCGACGAGCTCGCCGTCAAGGATGCCGGCCATGATCGGCCCGCCGCAGTTCGCGCAGGCAACGCCTTCGGTGCGGCGCCAGGTAACGGCCTCGCGCTTGGCGCGGTCCTTGGAATAGTTGGATGTGAAGAAGCCGGGTAGGCTCACGGCAAGCGCCCCCCCATTTTGGGAAGAACTGGCACGCCGCCGCGGCTCCGCCAGAAGTGACGCCAGCCCTCGTCGACCTCGCGAATGACCTCGCTGTTCGGGATCGGGTTGCCGTTGCGGTCGAAGAAAATCGCGCCGGCGGTCTGCTTCCGACCGTAGTGCGTCCGCATGTTGGCGATGCGGCGGCTGCCGTCGTTGCGCGGTTGCTTGGGGCCGCTCATGGCTCGCCCTCCTCCTCTGCGCGGCGCTCAATCTCGCGATCCACGGCGCGGTCCAGAATGACGAGGAACAACCATCCAAACAGCGACAGCGCGACGGCGACGCAAAGAATGGTGCTGATTAAGAGCTTCATCTTCCGCCCTCCTTTGCCTGCATGGCGGCGTCGATGGCGGCGCGGATGTCGCCGTTTGCCAGTGTGCGGCAGTCGTATTCATAGAACATCCGCTTCCATCCTTGGCTAAGTGAATCACCCTGAGATTCCAGCCAATCCAGCCGAGCCGTGTCCGGGTGCGGCGCGCCGTCGTCCGCGAGGGCGGCGAGAGTGTGACGGGCTCGGTTCTGCGCCCACGCTTGGAACTGGTCGCGCTCCTCGCCCCACTCGTGCGGCTTGGCGTTGGCGATGTTTTGAAGCTCAGCGACGAGGCGCGCGTTGCGGGCTTCGAGTTCCCGCTTCTCGGCGCTGCTCCACTGAACCATGACACGCTTTGCTTTGTCGTCCAACTGAACCTGCTGTTCCAGGTCGGCCACGCGGGCCTGTGCGCCGGCGATCTCCTTGCACCACGCCACGAGCTCGTCCTGCATCCGCTTTCCGTTGTCACCTAGCGCAAACCGTATGTCGGAGACGAGGCGCAGGGCCGCAAATGACGCGGCGGCCTCGTTGTCGCGCTGGCGTTCGGCCTTCGCGAGCTCGCCTTGCAGCCGATAAACCTCAGCGGCGAGCGTGGCCTCCTCGGCGGTCGCGCGAGGTGTCTCGGCGTGTTCAAGCGCGGCGTCGAGGTCGCTGGCACCATCCGCCTCTTCGGCCTTCGCGCGGTGCGGAACCGGCACGCTGACATCCACACCGTCGCCAGCGCAGGCCGCCAGGTGTTCGCCAAAATCGCGGCTCATGACGCGCCTCCCTTGACGATGGGGGCGAGGCGGTCGGTGACGGAGCCGGCGAAGAGGCGCGGGTTGGTCTGCAACGCGTTCGCTGTCATGTCGAAGTCAGCTCGACGCTGTTGACCGTCTTGATGGCGCCACTCGGCGCGAACCGTGACGAATTGCGGGATTCTGTCGGCAGGGATGGTGGTGACATCGACGAGTCCGGCGCCGACGTCGGCGAGGACCGTGAAGGCGACGCCAGGCATGAGTTCGCTGGCGCGCGAGAGGAAGGCTTGCATGAGAATTCGGGTGGTGGAGGTGTTGCGCCGACGGCGCGCGGCTTGGATGCCGTCACGCCAGTCGGCGTCGGTGATGGTGTTGAATAGCGGGCGCGTCACGGAGCGGGTTCAGCAGGCGGTGGGGTAGGCGCAGACGCAATATAGGTCTGCGACGAAACCTTGCGTCGAGCGAGCTCGGCCTTCAGCGCGGCGTCAGCGTTCTCGCGCAGCGCCTCGCTGAGCGCGGTCTCAGCCTCTTCGGCGTAGCGCGTGAAGGTCTTGGCGAGCTTGCGCAGGTTCTCCGCCGTGGCGACGAAACGCACAGTCTCGCAGGCGCGGTCCTTCTGGACCTCGCCGGTGACACCGAGGCGATAAACGACCTCGGAGAGGATCAAGGCGACCTCGATCTCAGGGATGAACTCCTCGCCCTCGTTGGGCGTGCGGTTGATGAAGTTCGCGTTTAGGGAGGTGATTTCTTTCATGGCGGTATCAGCGGCAGGCGGGACGATAGGCAGTGACGGGCGACGGCGAGGGGCGGCGCTTGATGTCGGCGTCCTCCTCTTCCTCAGTGAGCACAGGGATCGCATTGCCTTTGAGTCGGCGAATGTCGAAGTCCTGCGCGGCGATGGGGGCGCCGGTCTTCGGCAGCGTGCCCTTCGGCTGCACCTGCACGTGGACGCATCCGGTCGTGTGCAGGACGAGCGCGATGGCCGTGCCCTTGAAACCGGAGGCGAGGTCTTCGACTTCGGTGCCGAGCACCTGCATCGGCAGTTCGACGTCGACGCGCTTGCCGCCGTCGAGTCGGTTCTCGACGAGCCAGAGGCCGTCGACGGGCGTGCCGGTCTCCGGGTTGAGGCCCTTCGGCTGGAACCGATAGTAGGCGTTGCCGTTCATTTCCACTTGGTAGTGGGTGACCATGCCGACGAGGCGGGTGGTCGTGTCTGCGACGAGGGAGCGGAGCTTGATGATGTTCATGGGTGACGGGAGGGAAAAGAGTTATTCGCCGTAGTTGCGATTGATGATCTTGAAGCCGGCGGGGCGGCCGTTGCCGAACGCGATGGCGCGAGCGGGCCGGACCACGATGCCCTCGGCGGGCGAGCCGTCGGGGAGCTTCTGCGCGTCGGCGACGGATTGGAGTTGAGCGAGGTCGCGATTAGTCCAGCCGATGGGCACCTCAATCTGCGGCACGACCTCGGCGCCGATATGTTCCGCGACGCGCCGGACGCCGGAATGCGCCAGCCAGCCGGTTGCCTCGTTGTGGACTTGGAACAGGAACAGCGTCGGCTCGGTGAGTTTGAGTTGGTTGCCCTGCACGCCTGGCCCCATGAGTTCGCCCTGCAGGACCGTGCGCGGCCCCCACTCGAGGTATCCGCTGAGCCGGTCGAGCTTCAGCTTCTTGACCGCGCGCCAGAATCCATTCTTCCCGTCGTCGCGCAGGCTCAGGTTGCGCGAGCAGACGTCGACGATGCCCTTGCCGTTCTCCCACACGACCGTGCAGGAGGAGCCGTCGAGTTTTAGGGTGATGACGAGCTCGCGCTCAGCCAGGACCATCTCGACGATGCTCGGATGACTCAGGCCGTTGTCCTCGTCGGTGCGAGGCGCGAAGTGAGTCGGGAACGCGCTCTTCGCCTCGCCGGATAGGACGGCGGGAATCTCCTTCTCGTATTTCTTCACGCCCAGCTCGCCGCCGACATCGGCGCCGTTCTGCCAGTCGCGCATGTGCTCCGGCAGGACGGTGAGCGGCAGCGCCAGGCCTTGCGAGAACTCGCCGCGGAGCTTCGCGGTCTTGAGCCGGATAGGCAGGTCGGGCGCGGCGGGGTGCGCGAGGAATGCGGACCACGGCGCCGGCGGCAGGATAGTGTCGATCACGATGAAGACGCAGCGGTCGCCGGTCTTGAACTCGCCCTTGCGGACGACGGTTTGCCAGCCGAGGACGGTGGCGATTTCGAGCCGGTCGGCATTCCCATGCGGGCGCACGTCGGCGATGACTTCGATTGAGGCTAGTTTCATAACGAGGGAGGGTTGCCGGGAGTCCGCCCGGCGCGGTTCACAGGCGCGAGAGTAAGAACGCGCTGAGGAGTGCAAGGACAAATGCGAGAGCGAGGAGGGGAAAGTCCGGCCCGGTCTGTCGCGGGCGCGGCATGCTAGGCGTGCGGCGAAACCGGATGGCGTCGCCGTAGCCGAAGGCGAGCGCGCCACGACGGCGGACGCGCTCGTTCGGGTTGTAGGGCTCCGGGTCGACGGCCTGCACGTGCGCAGGCGCGTGACCGAAGCGGGGGAGGTGGCGGCGCGGCGTCATGCAGGGAAGCGTTTGCGGCGCTCTGCCAAGAGGGCGTCAGCCCACTCGGCGGCTTGAGCGGTTCCGGTGCATTCGCTCGTTTGCAGCGCCGCCGCGGCGAACCGGTCCCATGCTTCACGTTTCTGCGCGGCGAGGTATTCCGGCGCGGTGAATTGAGCACGCGCGATCTCTCGACCCATCGCGAAGTGGTCGGGCGTTATCGGTTCGACGACTTCGCCGGGCTTGAACTGATGCGTCGGCGCCGGGGCCTGCGCGAGCTGTGCGGTCTTCGGCGCGTCAATCCGCCACACGTGCCGAGTCTGCGCAGGCATCGCTTCTTCGGGCGGCTCAATCCAAACGTCCATGCCAGGCTGAACCTTGAGGGCGGCGCGCACCTTCGCCCAATACTTCTCGGTCTCCGGCTCGCGCCAGCCGTCGGGCCCGCCGTTCCAGATGCGCGCCATGTCCTCCAGCGCAGGCTCGCGACCTAGGCGCTTCGGGTGGGCGTAGTGCGCGAGATAGATGCGGCACATCACGATGGAGAGGCGACGGCTGAGCCGATCCTTCGGGAGATATCGCGCGGCCGACTTCTCGCGGCCGTCGATCCGGTTCACGTCCTGCACGAGGATCTCGTGGATTTGCAGGCAGCCGACGGCCTTGCCGCCGTCGCCAACTGCGTCGTCCTTCCCGCCGCTCTCGACGGCGATCAGGGCGTTGATAAGCGCGTCAGGCACGCGCGGGCCGGTGGTGGTGGTCATAACGTAGGTGCTCCGTTTTAGAGGCTGTCCAGAAAACCAGTGATGAAAACCCACGCCAGCGCGACGAGCGCGACGACGTAGACGAATGAAGGGATGCGGTCATACCAGCGTTTCATCGGGCGTCCTCCAACTTGGCGGCTTCGGCGGTCAGGGCGGCGGCGCGCTCGCGCAGATCGGCGGCTCGCTTGGCACGGCGGTCGGCCTCCGACGTGTTGGCGCACTTGGCTAGGCAGTCCTCGAGCGCGGCCTTGGCCTTCTCCAAAGCCGCGGTAATCTTCTCCGCGTCCTGCGTGTGGTCGAAATAGAATCGGTGGTTGCATACATTCTTGGCCCCCTCCGTCCAGCCGCCCGGATTGACGTAGAAGTGGAACAGGCAGCAATGCGGCGACCAATCAATAAACACGTCGGCGACGTTGGATGGCGTGGTGAGGGCGATGTTGATAATCGCGTGAACGAGGGCGCGGCCCTCGGCGGTTAGGTTGTGGGTGGGTTTGTTCATAACGGGAAAGGGTGCCGGTTACGATGCGACCGGCGGCGCGGGGTGGTTTAGGCTCGGGTGAGGTGGACGGGGTCGGCGTAGTCGCCCATCACCTTCGCGGTGTAGCGAATGCCGTCGATAACAAGCACGTCGCCGGTATTCACCAGCGGTGCGGCGGCGCGGGCCGCCATCTCGCGGGCGTGCTCCTCAGCCTTGCCGGGGTAGTCGGCGGTCAGCACGGCGGCGTGCTGCATCGTCCACGCGTATTGCGTTTCGCGTCCGAACTTGCGGTCGAGTTCCTCGTGCTTGCTGACCGGCTCGTTGTATCGGGCGGCGAAGGCAGCCAGCGTGCAAACGCTGACCTTGCCGAGGACGCCGGGCACGCGGATCAGGGATCCGTTGGTGAGACTTTCGTGGGTGGTGTTCTTCATAACGCTGCCCAGCATGTCCGGCGCTTGCGTGCGCGCAAGTCTTTTTGCGTGAAAACCGGGGTGCACGTTTGTAATCGCCTCACGCGCTCCGCACGACCGCCTGCGAGGTCTTCCAATGACGAACGCCCGGCAGCGTCGCGCCCTCGGGTAGCGCCTTGAGCGCGGCCTTCAACTCGGTGCGCTTCACGGTCAGTGTGACTAGCGACGGGTTCGCGGCGTAGAGCGCGGCCATGTCGGTGACCTCAAAATCCACGTCCTCGCGAGTGCTGACGCCGGCAGGCTTCGGAGCCTGCGCGACGACTGCGGCACGTTGCGCGGCGATCTGCGCCTCGGCCTGCGCCTTCGCGACGGCGGCTTCCTGCTCGGCCTTCGCGCGGGCATCGGCGGCGGCACGTTCGGCTTGGGCCTTCGCCAGGACGTCACCCTCGGCGGCGGCTTTCTCGGCGGCGGCACGGGCGGCGGCCTCCTTGCGGGCGGCTTCCTCGCGGGCGGCGCGTTCCTTCGCCTCGGCTTCTTCGCGCAGGCGCTTCGCCTCCGCGGCGGCCCGGGCCTCCTCCTCGCGCCGGATCTTCGCCTGCTCGGTCTCATAGTCGCCGATCAGACGGCCGATTCGCGCGGCCTCCGTGGTCACCTCGTTGAGGAGGTCTTTCTTGAGCGCGTCGATCTTGCGGCCGAGCTCGAGGACGGGCGCCTTCGCGGTCGCGTGGGCGTCGTTGATCGCCTTCTCGAACATCTTGAGGTCGCGGAGCAGGCCGGTCGCGCGTTGGCAGGACTCCGGCGAGGCGATGCGCTTACCCTTGGCCGCAATGGCGAGGAGCTCGTCGCGCTTGGCGATGGCTGCGGGGAGGGCCGAGACCTGTGTGGACTCGGCGCCGGTGATGGTGATTAGTTGGGTGGTGGTGTTCATACGGGAAAAAGTTCGGGTTCGGTTGAGGTGGTCTCGGCGGCGGGCGCTCCGAGCATCGGCAAGCTGCCGGCGCCTAGTTGGACGTTGACGCCGAAATACTTGGCGGCGCGCTTGTCGCCGAGTTCTTCCGCGGCCTCGTGGCCGGACTTCACCCACCCGCGCAGGCGCCCGGTCTCGACGTTGAGCGCGAGGGCGAACTTCTGATTCAGCCTGACGTGCAGGTTGCCGTTCTGGAACGCGCGGACGTCGAAGAGGATCTCGGTGTCGCCGTCGACGCGGCACGAAAACTCCTGGCGCTCGCCGGGCGTCCAGCTCTCGTGACGGCCGTGCCATGCCAAGCGCGCGTCGCCGGTGTCGCAGTTAAACCCCATGCAATGCGCGACGGTCAGGAGGTCGCCGATGAAGTCCGCCGCCGACTCGACGAGCTCGTGACCGCGCGTGTATTTCGCGCGCAGGCCGCCGACGTTCTCAAGCACCACGCGATATTCCAAAGCGATGTGGGTGGGCTTCTCTTGGTTGTAGCGCCAACGGTCGAAGACGAAGACCCGCTCATTGGACTTGTAGTTGCGGACGTTCGCCTTACCCACCATCGCGTCGAAGGTCTCAAGGAGCTGCGCGTTGACGTAGCTGTTCGCGTTCTTCATTACCCACATGACGACCGCGTGGATATTCCCCACGGTGAAGTCGACGTGACCGCTTCGGTTCAGCGTCTCCAACATCATGCGGCGCTTCTTCGTGGTGAGCCGGTTCGTCACCGACTTCATGTGGCTGAATAGCTCCTGCCAGTAGGCGTTCCGCAGGCCGGCAAGCCTGGCCTTTAGACACCCCATGATGCGCACCGGCGAGACGTCGAACTCCTTGAGCAGGTCGACGTCGAGGGCCTTCACCATGTCGTAGTTCTTGCGGATGTGCTCAAGCTCCTCGTTGTAGAGGCCGACGAGGCGGTCCGGGTAGTTGGCGCCGACGACAAGGGCGTCCATCTTCGGGTTGCGGCGGCGGGACTCGCCTTCACGCGCAGGCTCGCCTTCACGGCTGGCGGCTTGGTGGGCGTCCCACTTCGCGCGAAGGTCGGTGAATTGCGCGTCGAAGAACCGGTCGAACGCGTCGTCGGTCTCTCTGGCCAGCGCAATGCGGATCAGGTTGACGTTCGCACGGGCCGCGCGGTCCTCGGCGTCCTGAAAACTGAACGTGCCGATCACCTCCGCCTTGGCGTCACGAAACTCGAGCGCGTTGGCGATCTCTATCGACGACGCCCAGCGCACCGGGATGACGAGGTAAACGAACCACGACGCCGACTCGCGGATGATTTTCGCCGCCCATTCCTCGAACTCCGAGTAGGGCGGGTTGCAGAACGTGACGTCGGCCTGCTTGGCGACGAGGCTTTGTTCGTGGAACTCGGTCCCGACGATGAAGATGTCATTGTCGAGACGGTCGCACAGGATAGGCGACTTCTCGATGGCGAAGAGTTGGGTGAACGACGCGCGGTCGCGCAGGGCGCGCAAGACCTTGCCGTGACCGGCGCCGATGTCGAGGACGCTCTCGATCCCGCGGCGGTGGCGATAACGGATGTCGTCTCGCTCGCGCAGGTCGTTAATGTCGCGGACGAGGACCGCGACGATCTCTTCGGTGGTCGGGTAGAACTCGTGGTCCTGTCCGGCTTCTTTGAGTTGGGTGACGAGGGCGTTCATGGATCAGGCGGCGATTGCTGCGGGTGCGTCTACGAGGGCGGTCAGACCGGCCAGCTCGGCCGGCGCCTGCGCGGGATTGTGGTAAACGGTCAGCCACGCGTGCCCGAGGAAGAAGCCGGTCGCGACGACCGTGCAGCCTGGGGGAAGCGGGCACTCGCCGCCGGGCATGAGCTCGGTGACGCCCGCCCACTCGCCGCCGGCACGGACGGTCATGCTGCGCAGGTCGGGGCCGTAGGCGGTGTAACGCGCGTCCTCTTGGATGTAGAAGCGCGTCGCGCGGTTGACGCTGATATGGCGCTTGCCGTGGGCGGCGGACCAATCGCCGATCTTCACGCGGAGGGCGGACGGCAGGCTGAAGAGGAATTGTTTGTTGAGGCGGATTTTCATAACGGCGCCTACTCAACTAGAGATTTGCGCGCACGCAAGCACTTTTTCGCGTCGGGTAAAAGAAAACGGGGCGCGGTTTGTAATGGACCGCGCCCCGGGTGCTCACTCTCGGCGGTGCTTCGCCTCGTAGGCTTCTACGTCGGCGAGCGGGTAGAGCGGTTGCCGCCCTACCTTGATGAACGAGGGGCCGCCGCCGCGGCTCCGCCAGGTTGCGAGCGTGGCGAGGCTGACTGCACCTTGCCAGCGCTCGACCAACTGCTCGGGTGTCAGTCGGATGTCCTGTGCAGGCTTAAAAGACATCGTCGTCGGTGCCTCCGTTCGCGACGGCAGCCGGGGCGGGCTTTGCGGCAGCCGGCTGCGGGGCCGGCCCGGTGGTGGCGTTTGTAGCAGGCGCACCATTCGCGGGCGCTGCGGGCTTTTCAACACGAGGAGTCTCCTTCATGGGTTGCGGATTCGGTGCGGGCGCGGCTGCGGGCGCGGGGGCCGGCGCGGGCGCGGGCGTGCCGGCGATAGCGGCGTTCACGTCGGCCGCGGCGTCGGCGCCGTTCGCCTCGGTGGCGGCCTGGCGGTGCGTGTCATATCCGGCAGCCGATGCCTTGAGCGCGGGCAGCTCGTCCTTGAGCGCCTGCTTGGTCTTCGCGGGCAGCGCGGTCCATGCGGCTTGCAGAGCGACGGTGCCTTGCTCGCAGACGCTTGAGAGCTGCGCGCGGACACGCTCGAGGTCTTTGTCGATGGGCGTGGCGCCATCAATCCACGCGCGAAGGGCTTCGCCGGTCTCGATGCCGAGATAGCCTTCGCCCTTGCCGAGGGCGTGGCGGATCGCCTCGGGGCACTTGAGCACGTCCTGCCGCCGGCCCATGTCCTTCATCATGAGCGAGGCGGTGAGCTCGAACATGAAGTTCTTTTCTTGAATCGGCTGAATGCCGAGCGACTCCACGAGGGTGCCGCCGCGCTCGTCCTTTGACATCTTCACCTTCTCGCGGGCGCGTAGGCACACGATGATGTGCATGCTCGATTGCAGGAGCGCGTTCATGAACTTCTTGTGCTCCGCCTTCGCGCGATTCCAGCGGGGCAGCTTAGGATTGCCGTCGGTGGCGATCTCTTCGCAGCCCCCGACGCCCTCCCATTCGTGCGAGATAGAGTCGATGACGAGAACTTCGACGCCGGCCTCTTCAAAGGCGCGGATGGCTTCGATATGCCGTTGCGGCGAGAACGGCGGCACTAGGTCGCCGATCAGGAACTTCGCGCCGCCGGGCAGGATGTCGGCGTAGAGACGGCCGCGGCGGTTCTCGGTGTCAAGGAAACCGACCTTCTTGCCGTCGCGCTTGGCGAGGCCGTAGGCCAGCAGGAGGGCGGTGAAGGTTTTGCCGCCGCCGGAGCAGCCGGCGAGGCCGAGGACGATCTTGGCGCCTTCGCGGCGCGCTTCTTCGATGCGGATGGTGCTCATGGGTGAATAACGGGTTGAGTGGAAATACAGGGTGGGTTACTCGGATGCCTGCGCGGGCTCGGCGTGGATGCCGTCGCCGTCGATGCGGACGGAGGTCTCGCCGGTGCGGATCGTGACGGCCATGTTGTCGATGACGGGGGCGTTGGCCGGCGCGTCGGCGGGGGCCGTGGAGGCGGGCCTATGGAACGAATCGCCGGAGATCCACGCGGGCCGCTCCCAATGGGCTTCGGCATCCTCCGTGTTCATCGGCATGATGATGGCCTCGACGTCGGCGTTACCGGGGAACGTCATCGGACGGAGGAGCAACGCGCGGTCAGCGCCGCCGGCGCGGTAGATAAGAACGCCGGCTCCCTTGTCGGAGAGCGTGTTTAGCATCTCGCCGAACTCGCCGATGAATTCCGTGTTCACGCCGGCAAAGAGCTGCGACGTCGCGCTCGAGGTTTCAAGCGGCGTGCGGGAGTCCGCGAAGATTGCGGCGACGTTCGGATAGATGCCTTCGACGGTCTCGCCGATGACGCCGCGCTTGGACACCGGCGACATCGCCAGGATGCGGCGCTTGCCGTCGAGCGCACCGGCCTGAACCTCGATCTGCACGTTCTTCTCGCTGCCCCGTCCGATCAGGGGCTTGATGCGCTTCACGAACTCCGAGGGGATGATGAAGCGGTCGGAGGTCGGTGCCTCGCCGCCAATGCCCTCAAAATCGTGCTCGGGAACGCCTTCGCTGTTGACGCGCATTGCGACCGCGCGGCGGCCGTCCGTGGCGTAAACGACGATCCGCTCGGCGCCGAAGTCGACGTGGCAATAGACGCCGTTCAGCACGTGGCGGGTTTCGTCCGTTGAGGCGAACTTGAGCGCCGCGAGCAGGATGCGGCCGTCAAGCCACATGGTTGTCTCCCCGACGTTCGTCGTCGGTGCCGGCGCCGCGGGCGCGTTGGTGGCGGGTGTGTCACTCATGGTGATGCGGGTGTTACGGGTTACGTGTTCGGGTTTACGGACTTCACCGCCCAAGCGGGGAGGTCCAAAGGCATAACGGCGTCGCCGTAGCCGGGCCAGGTGCCCGACTCGACGCACGACGCGTAGGTGGCGAGGTTCTGCCGGTAGCGCGCGCGCCCGGCGGCGATCATCTCCGGCGTCGCGACATAGCAGGCCACGAGGTAGGGCGGCTCGGTCTCGACGCAGATGAAGATGAATCGGCCTTCGCGTCCCGTGAGGGTGCGGTAGGCGTCGAGGTAGAACGCGGCCTGCACGTCGTAGCGGTAGCTCCACGCGTCCTTCGAGAAAGATTCGGCGCTGGCGTCCTTCGTGGTTTTGATGTCCGCCACGATGTCGCTAGGGTGGATGCGGTCGGCACGGGCGCGGCATCGGATGCCGGTGTCGGCGTCGCGCCAGAACATGGAGGCCTCGGTGAGACCGCCGGCGGCGAGGATGCGGCCGGCACTCGGGTGCGCCATGATTGTCGCGTTGACCGCCTCCAACCTCGCGAGCTCGGTGGCGTCGACGAACTCGCGGCCAATGTTCTCGGCGTCGAACTTCGCCCACCATGCCGCGGCCTCAAGGACTTCGGGGCGCGGGCGCTTGGCATTCACAGACCTAGCGGCCGGGCGCTCTGGCGCGTCGGCGGGCAGGGTTGCGACCTCGCCGTCAAATCGCTCGGGCTCGAGGGCGCGCAGGTGAACCAACGTTCCCCAGCGTTGCGCGGGTGAAGGCGTGTGCGGGTTACTGAGTCCGTGGACGTAGAGCGCGGGCGCGCGGGCGATCTTGTGCAGACCGTGCGCGGAAATCTCCGGGCGGCCGTGGTAGACGTGCGCGGGCATGCCGTCGACGATGCCGTGGATCTCGCCGCCGCCGTCGGCGTGCGCGGCGAAGTCAGGCGAGAGGTCGGCGTAGGGGATGGCGCGGATCACTTGCGGCCTCCCTTCGTGCGGGCGGGTTTCTTTACCGGCGCGGGCTTCGCGGGCACCGGCGCGGGTTCCGTCGCGGGCTGCGTCTGGACGGGCGTAGTGCCCATGAAGACATCGGCCGCGCGGAACGACTCGGCCTTAACGTCGCGGAACCCGAGCTGCGTCATGACGAGCAGCAGGTCGCGGTCATTCGCTGCCACGATGAAGTAATTGGTCGGGTTGTCGCCGCCGGTCTTGCACGGCGCTACCACGCCAGAGACCTTGAATGTCGGGATCGCGTTCACTTGCGGCCTCCCTTCACGGGGCGGCGGAAGCGCAGGTAGTCGAACTCCCTGACGCGCGCGCCGGCGATGCGGTCAGCGGAGAGCCAGCCCATGCCGCGACGATTCAAGGCCGCCGTCGCTTCGTCACCGAGGCGCACGATCTCTCCCGGCTTTAGCGTCCGGTATTTCACGGTGCTGCCAGCCTGGCGGCATTTCGCCGAGCGCTTGCAGGCGGCGGTCTTCTTTTTCGCCTTCGCGGCCTGACATCCACAGCGCGCAGGCGAGGAACAGGCACGAACCGGCGAGGGCGACGAGCCCGACGGCGGCAAGGACGTTGATAACGGTTTGGAACACTTCACGGTCTCCAGTTTGTTTTGAGTTGCTGCGGTTGGCATAACACCGCGAACCATTGCGCCCGCGCAACCGATAGCAAGCACTTTCTTTGCGCTCGCTCGGTTTTTCTTTGCGCCCGCATGCGCTCGCTTGACACTTCGGCCTTGCGTATTCGCAAGCGGCGCCCATGCTGCGAACATCCCTCGCAACATGGACGTCAACAAAACCATCTCCGAGCTGCGCGAACGCGCGCTCAAGAATCACCGCAGCGTCGCCGCTTGGCTCAAGCGCGCAGGCGTCGCGCCTTCCACCTACTACTCGTGGTCAAGCCCGCGTCGCTCTCGCTCGCGAAACGGCGCGCCGATCCAACGCGTCTCCATGCCGAGCACGCGCACGATCACGCGCCTAGAAAAAGCGGCCGAGAGCGCCTAAATGAAACCCGGAGTGGTAAGCGCCAGGCGCCTAGCGTTGAGGCGGCTGACTCTGACCGTAGAAGCGGCAAGGCTCAGTCATCACGTGACCAAGCGTGCGCTCAAGGAAGGAATGCGATGCGGTTAAGCCTTCGCGACTACCAGCAGACGCTCGTCGAGCAGGTCCGCGCGGTGTTTCGCGCAGGCAAGCGTGCGCCTCTTGTTGTGGCCCCAACGGGGGCAGGTAAGACGGTTCTGTTTTCATATATCACCGACGGAGCGGCGGCCAAGGGTCGACGCGTGTGGATCCTCGTCCACAGGTCGGAACTCCTTGACCAAACATCCCGCACGCTCGCCGAGATTGGTGTTGGGCATGGGCTCATCGCAGCGGGTGAGTCGATGAACCAGGTTGAGGCGGTGCAGGTCGCCTCCGTGCAAACACTATGCCGGCGGCTTGAATCGGTTGTGCCGCCCGACCTGATTATTACAGATGAATGTCACCACTCGGTCGCGGGCACTTACAAGAAGATCACCGACGCATTTCCGCGCGCACTACATTTGGGCGTGACTGCCACCCCTGAACGTGTTGACGGGCGCGGTCTTGGTGAAGTGTTTGATTGTTTGATACGCGGGCCGGAGGTCGCCGATTTGATGGCGCGCGGGTTTCTTTCGCGTCCGGCATATTTCTGCCCGCCGCCCCAATTTGATGCATCTTCGATCCGAACTACCGCCGGCGATTTCAATCGGCATGACGCCGAGGTCGTCTTGGACAAGCCCAGGATCGTCGGCGATGCGGTCGCACATTACGGCAGGATTTGCCCAGGCGCGCCGGCCATCGCGTTCTGTGTTTCGGTAGCTCACGCTCAGCACGTCGCCGAGGCCTTCCGTGCCGCCGGCTTCCGTGCCGCCTCGATAGACGGCACGCTCTCCGATTTTGAGCGGCGCGATCTCATAGCCTCGCTCGGAGACGGCCGCCTCCACGTCCTGACTTCGTGCGAAATCATAAGCGAGGGCACCGACATACCCGTTGTCACCACCGGCATTCTCTTGCGCCCTACGCAGTCGCTCGGCCTCCATCTTCAACAGGTCGGCCGCGTTCTCCGGCCCGTTTACGCGAAGGGAATGCCGACGACCACCAATGAAGAGCGGCTTGCAGCCATAGCCGCCGGGCCCAAGCCGCGCGCGGTCATCCTTGACCACGTGGGCAACTGCCTGCGCCACGGACTCGCCGAGGAGCAGCGCGATTGGTCGCTTGACGGCCAGACCGCGAAGAAAAAGAAGAAGCGCGACGGCGAGGCCGGCGACCGCGTCATGCAGTGCAAGGCCTGCTTTGGCACGTTCCTCCCGGCGTCCAAGTGTCCGCATTGCGGCAAGCCTACCGCTACGGGCGGCGGTCGCGAGGTTGAGCAGGTTGCCGGCGAGCTCGTCGAGCTCGTAGTCCCGCAGCTCGGCGTCTCGGCGTCCGGCGCGGCGTTTCGCCAGTGTCCGAAATGCACCCACGTCCACAGTGAACGTCTCGAGATCTGCCCGAAGTGCGGTCGCGATCACGCCGCCGCGGAGGGCCGAGCGAAGCGCGCCGAGCAGGGTAGCGCGCAGACGTTCGCGGAACTCATTGCCATTGGCAAGAAGCGCGGGATGAAGAACCCGCACGGGTGGGCAGCTCACGTGTTCCGGGCTCGTCACGGACGCACCCCCACCGCAGAAGAGCGGGGCGCAATCCCGGCCGCCGCCCTCTGATTTTGCTTGCGCTGGCGCAACTGCGCCGCACCCTCGCGCCGTTCATTTCTCACCATGCCCAACCTAAACCGCGTCCTCCTCATCGGGAATCTCACCAGAGATCCCGAGCTCCGTGTCCTCCCCAAGGGCACATCAATCGCCGCCTTCGGCCTCGCGATCAATCGCGAGTGGAAAGACGAAGCCGGCCAGAAGAAGGAGGAAGTCACCTTCATCGACTGCGAGGCGTGGGGCAAGCCCGCCGAGATCATCGCGAAATACTGCGCCAAGGGCCGCCCGCTCTTCGTCGAGGGCCGGCTTAAACTCGACTCTTGGGAAGATAAGCAGAGCGGCCAGAAGCGCACGAAGCTCAAGGTCGTCGTCGAGAACTTCCAACTCCTAGGCAGCCGTGACGGCAACGCGCCTGCGGCCGAGCGTCAGCCCGGCGAAGACGCCAGCGAGGCTTCGGCACCGGCTACGCGTGCACCGCGCCCGGCTCCCGCGCCCCAGGACAGCATCAACGACGAAGACGTGCCGTTCTGACGCCCATGAAGGTCAAACTCCTTACCTCCACTGCCACGCTACCGACGCGCGCAACGCCCGGCGCGTCGTGCTTCGACCTCTATGCCGATTGCGAGCCTACGATCATCCAGCCCGGCGGTCGCGCGCTCATACCTACCAACATCGCCGTCGAGCTTCCACTCGGCACGGAGTTGCAGGTTCGCCCTCGCTCAGGTCTCGCGCTTAACTTCGGCGTCGTCGCTCATTTCGGCACCGTTGATTCCGACTACCGCGGAGCCGTCGGCGTCATTCTCTTCAATCACTCAACCAGCGAATTTGCGGTCTCGCGTGGAATGCGAATCGCGCAGGGCGCCGTCGTCGCGCTCTGGCCATGCGTTCCTCAGCTCGTCACCGAGTTATCCGAGACGACGCGAGGCGCCGGCGGATTCGGTAGCACCGGGGGATGAAGCGTCTAGCTCCCAAGCCCGCGCCGGCCCCAGAGTCCGCACCTCCTGCGCGCGGCCCGGAACGCTTCGTCGGCCGCAACGTTTCCTTCGACATGCCAGGCCATCCCGGCGTCCGAGCGACCGGGCGGGTCATCGCCGCCAAGGACAACGGGGTGCGCGCCAAGGGCGCGATCCCCGATTACCTCCTCACGGTGCGGGGGAAGTCCGGGCGTGAGGCAATCATCTCCATGTTTGACACCTATGCCACACTCATCGACTAATCACACCGAGCGCAGCGTTCAGCAGGCGATTCTTCTCGCGCTCGGATCCCGCCCCGACTGCCGGCTCTTCCGCAACAACACCGGGCAAGGCTGGACCGGCGACATCACACGCAGGCCCGACGGCTCAATCCTCATCCGCAACCCGCGGCCGATTTACGCCGGCCTGCATGTCGGCTCCGGCGACCTCATCGGGTTCCAGCGCGTGAAGGTCACGCCCGAAATGGTCGGCCAGGAGATCGGCGCCTTCGTGTCGCTCGAGGTAAAAGGCCCCAGCGGACGCGCGCGCCCCGAGCAAGTCCAGTGGGCCGAGGTCTGCCGCGCGTTCGGCGCCCGCGCCGGCATCGTCCGGAGCGTCGCCGACGCCGAGGCGGTTTTGTTCCCGGTTCTCTGATTTTGTGCTTGCGTGCGCGCAACTGCGGGACACGCTCGGCGGCGTTATGACACCCTCACGTCTCCACGTTGCTGACTTGTTCTGCGGCGCGGGCGGAACATCCGCCGGCGCTATCGAAGCCATAGAGTTGCTCGGCTACCGGCCGACGCTCACCGCGGTCAATCATTGGCCGGTCGCCATCGCGACGCACACCGCGAATCACCCCGACGCTCGCCACCTTTGCACCGGCCTCGACAGCGTGAACCCTCGCGACCTGTTCGGCGAGGGCGAGCTCGACTTGCTATGGGCATCACCGGAGTGCACCCACCATTCCGTCGCCCGCGGGGGCAAGCCCATCAACGACCAATCGCGCGCGACCGCGTGGTGCGTGGTCCGCTGGGCCGAGGCGGTCCGGCCCGACACGATTATGGTCGAGAACGTGCCGGAGTTCGTCACGTGGGGCGCCATTGGCAGCAACGGCCGCCCGCTAAAATCAAAGAAGGGCGCGACGTTCCTCGCATGGGTCGGCGCGCTTAAGTCGCTCGGCTACCGGGTAGCCTGGAAAACCTTCTGCGCCGCCGACTACGGCGACCCCACCACCCGCCGCCGGCTCTTCGTGCAGGCGCAACGCGGGCGCCGCAAGATCGTCTGGCCAGACCCGACGCACGCCGCGCAGGGTGATGCCGATATGTTCGGCGCTCGCCAGGCTTGGCGCGACGCCGAGAGCCACGTCATTGATTGGTCCATCCCGGCGCCTAGTATTCAGGGCCGGCGCCGTCCTCTCAGCCCGAAGACGATTCGGCGCATCAACGAGGGGCTCGAGAAATACGGTTCGCCGGTCATCATCGCGATGGAGCACGGCGGGCGCGTCATTCCCGCACGCCGCCCGCTCCCGACCGTAACCTGCGCGAAGGGCGGCGCGTTCGGCGTCGCCTACCTTCTGCCGCAGCATAGTGGCGGCGCGCTACGCCGGGCAAGCGAGCCGGTCCCGACAGTCACGTGCGACGGCGCCATCGGGCTCGTCGTCGAATACTACGGCACGGGCGGCACCGTTCCGCTTTCGAGCCCGCTGCCAACCGTCACGTGCAAGGATCGGTTCGGCCTCGTCACCGCGAACGCCCGAGACATCGGCTTCCGGATGCTCCAACCGCACGAGCTGGCCGCCGCGCAGGGCTTCCGACGCGACTACAAGTTCACCGGGACGAAGACCGAGCAGGTGAAGCAGATCGGCAACGCCGTCCCGCGCAACCTCGCCCGGGCCCTCGTGCTCGCCGCGCTCGGTCAGCGCAGCGACATCAATACCCTCCTCGAAAGCCCCAAGGCCGCCTGACCATGACACCCCGCGAAATGGTTGAGGAGGCGCGCCGCCTGCGCGATCACGCCGAATGGCTTCTATCGCTGGACCGGCGCACCGGTCCAAGCCCGCACGAGGCCGCCGACGAAGCCCGCGCTTGCATCACCCGCGCCGACACCCTTGAGTGCGACGCCTTTTACGGCACCCCCGTTTCCGTTGCCAATGCCCATTGATTTTGACCGCATCGCGCAGGCGGCCCTTGACCATGCCGAAGGCCTGCTCTGCGAACTGTTCCCTGCCGGCCGCCGTGACGGCCACGAGTTCCGCGTGGGCGGTCTCTCCGGCGAACCTGGCCGCAGCCTCGCGATTAACATGCGCTCCGGCAAGTGGTCCGACTTCGCCAGCGGCGACACCGGCTCCGACCTCATCGCGCTATGGGCTGCGGCCCGCGGCGTGAAGATGGGCGAAGCCGCCCGCGAGCTGGACGAACGTCTCGCCGCCGGCGGCATCACGGCCCGCGCTCAGCAAGCCGACGCGCGCCCCGGCCGCACCGACCCCGGCGAATGGGAGGCTCTGCCGTTCGCACCTACCGACATCGCCGCCCCGACGGTCAAGCGCCTCTTCCGCGAGGACGAGTGGAAGGAGTTTCCGGTCGCCGCCACGTGGTGCTACCGCGACGCGCAGGGCCGGCTTGTCGGCTACGTGTGCAGGGTCCAATTCGCCGACGGCTCGAAAGACGTGTTCCCGTTCACGTTCGCCCGCCACAAGTCCGGCCGCGAAGAGTGGCGGTGGAAGGGCTTCGCGCGCCCGCGCCCGCTCTATCGCCTGCCCGAGCTCGTCGCCACCGCGCCGGCGGTCGGGGTGCTCATCGTCGAGGGCGAGAAAACCGCGGACGCGGCGGCCCGTCTCCTGCCGAACGTCGCGGTCGTCACTTGGCCGGGCGGTAGTAAGGCGGTTCCGCTCGTTGACCTTGAGCCGCTGCGCGGGCGCCGTGTCACCCTTTGGCCCGACTCCGACGCGCCCGGCCTCAAGGCGATGGCCGAGATCGCCGACCGCCTGCAGGGCATCGCGGCCTCGACGCTCATCGTCCTGCCGCCCGAGGGCGTGCGTGAAGGCTGGGATCTTGCCGACGCCGAAGCTGAGGGCTGGACGACCGAGCAGGTCCGAGCCCACGTGAAGGCCCGCAAGGACGCCGCGGCAACCGCCACGAACACCTCTACGGAATCGACACGTCCCGCCGATGTGTCGACATCCGCGCCGAAATCGGACACGTCCGACGAGCCGCCGTTGCCCGACGACCCCGGCGAGCCCGTCGACGACTTGTCGCCACCGCGTGAGCGTCGCGAAATTGACCCGTTCCGCTACCTCGGGTTCGCCGAGGGCCGTTTCTTCTACCTCCCGAACGGCACGCGCCAACTCGTCGACCTCACCGCGAACGAACACAAGAAACTACCGCTCCTACAGCTCGCGCCCCTTCATTGGTGGTGCGAAATGTTTAACGACGGCGAGGGCGGCGCCGATTGGGACCTCGCCGCGAACGCGCTGATGCAGCGCTCCATGAAGGTCGGCGTCTTTGACCCCAAGCGCATCCGCGGCCGCGGCGCGTGGATTGACGGCGCGACGGTGGTCTTCCACGCCGGCGACCGGTTGATCGTCAACGGCGCCGAGACCGGCATTCACGAGCACCCCACCCACTTCATCTACGAGCAGGCGCACGGCCTTGAGCCCGAGAGCGCTCCGGCGGCGTCCAACGGTGACGCCTCCAAGCTCATCGCCCTATGCGAGTCGGTGTCGTGGAAGCATCCGCTCAACGCCAAGCTCCTTGCCGGGTGGTGCGCAATCGCGCCCATCTGCGGTGTGCTCCCATGGCGGCCTCACATCTGGATCAACGGCCCCCGCGGCACCGGCAAGACGTGGATCCTTGAGAACGTCGTCCAGCCCATCGCCGGGCGCTCGGCGTTGCAGGTGCAATCCGCCACCACCGAGGCGGGCATCCGCCAGGCCCTTCGCTCTGACGCGCTGCCGATCATCTTTGACGAGGCCGAGAGCGAGAACCGCAAAGGTCAGGAACGCATGCAGTCGATCCTTGAATTTGCCCGCGCGTGCTCCTCAGACACCGAGGCAATCATCGCCAAGGGCACGGCTTCCGGTGGCGGCATGCGGTTCAAGCCGCGCGCCTGCATCTGCTTCGCCTCAATCGGCGTGGCCGCCGTGCAGGCCGCCGACACCTCGCGCATAGCCTCGCTCGAGCTCAAGCGTCGCGGCGCCGACTTCCAAGTCGCGTTCGACCGCACGCTCGCGCTCTGGAACGACACCGTCGGCCGCGAAGGCTACCCTGAAAGCATCCGAGCCCGGTCGTTAAACCTCGCGCAAGTCATCCGCGCCAATTCCAAGACGTTCGCACGGGTAGTCGCGCAACGGCTAGGTGACGCCCGCCTGGGCGACCAAATCGGCGCGCTCCTGGCCGGCGCCTACTCGCTCACCTCGCGCAACGAGATCGCGCTCGCCGACGCCGACGATTGGGTGAACCGTCAGGATTGGTCGTTCTTCGAGCCCGACGAGGCGGACACCGATCAGGTGCGCGCGTTCACGATGCTCGCCGACGCCCAGATTCGGATCGAGGTGCAGGGCGGCCCCGCCATCACTCGCACGGTCGGCGAGCTCGTCGAAGAGGCTAACGAGGAAACTTCTACGCGGTCAGACGCCCGAGCCACCCTTATGCGTCATGGCTTACGCGTTGTTGACGAAGACCAGGCCGTCGCGGTCGCGAACGGGCATCAGTTCCTCGCCCGTGTGTTTGCTGACTCCGCGTGGTCGGGCAAATGGAAGGACCAGCTCGCCCGCATCCCCGGCGCGAAACCTTCTGCCGGCGCCGTGTCGTTTGGCCCCGGTTCCAAGCACCGCGCCGTGCTCGTGCCGCTGCGCCAATTCTTGGAGTAGAAACGCGCAGGTCCGTTGTAACGCCCGGCTCCGCGTTCGTGCTTGCGTGCGCGCAAGTGACGCGGAGACTTGGCGGCGTTATGAACGAAACCAAGACCTACACGCTCTACGAGCCCGTCATCACCTATCGCGCCCGCAAGGCCAAGCGCCGCGCCCTCCACACCCCGGAGGAATTGGCCGCCCGATTCCGCGAACTCTTTGTGGAGCTGAACCCCGACCCCACCAAGGAGGCGGTCATCATCATCACGCTCTCCGCGCGCAACATGGAGGTCGGCTACCGGTTGCTCTCGCTTGGCACATCCCGTCAGGCCCTCATCGCGCCGGCCGACACGCTGCGCGCAGCCCTCTACCTTGGCGGCACGGCGTTCGCCATCGCCCACAACCATCCGTCGGGCGATCCCCAGCCCAGCGCCGCGGACGTGAGCGTCACCCGCCGGATTCGCGAGGCCGCTAAGGTTGTCGACCTGCATATGCACGACCACATCATTCTCGGCGAGGCTGACGTCGATCCGATGGGCGTCGGCCATTACTCGTTTCGCCGGGCTGGCATGATCTGAGAACCGGCGACGCCACGGTAACAGCGAGCGTTCCCACACTTCCCGCAACGCCTCAACGGCTTGCGGGATTTTTTGCGGCGGGAACGCGGGAACGGCGAAAGATAGCCAGCCCGAAACCGTGCGCGCATGCGAGCGCGCGCGCACACGTTAAGGGATATATCTATGTCTTTCCGTTCCTGCGTTCCCAACCCCTCTCTCTACTACTACCTCTACCAAATAAATAGTTGTTGTTGTTGTAGTAAGGAGGGCGCGAGGCCGGGAACAAAAACGGGAACGCGCGGGAACGGCTGGCCTTTTTCCGTTCCTGATTGCGCTCGCAAGAAATACGCTTGCCTCCGCGCAACAGAGGGCCAATCCTTCGCGGGCATGGAGGAATCCATACCGTTGCCACCCACCGCTCAGGTCGTAGCTGACGTCATCGGGCGCGAGCCTACCCTTGCCCTTGCCAAGCGCGCGAAATACCGGGCCATGTATGTCCCCTATCGCTGCCGCGACAACCACTGGATCACGCGCGCCATCGGACGGGCACATGCTGACCGTCTATCAAAGGAGTTCGGCGGGCTGCTGCTTCCACTCGCGAAATGCCATGCGGTCATCTTGGCCGAGCGCGACCGATCTATCCGCGCTGCCTTCCGCGCAGGCAAGACCGTGGAATGGCTGGCGCAAGAGCATGAACTCAGCGAGCGCGCGATCTTCCTCATCCTCGACCCAGCAAGGGCAGAGCGCCAACGCCAGGCGACACGTCGCTTGCGTGCCCGGCCCGACTACCAACGTCCCGACCGCAAATGAACGACAACCATCCGCGCATGACAGGCAAATTTTGCCTAGTGGTCAATTTTGACCAGCGGTGGTCATTTTTGACCGGCAAATTTTGCCTAGCTATGGGTCCTTCCCACGGGGGTAGGGCGGGTAAGGGGGAACAC